CTTCAAAAAAGCTCCGGAGGGACATTTTTAGGAGTTGAGAAGATACTACGTTGGTGATTGGTATTATTCCGGAGTGGTGACCGGGACTCCTTTCAAGGTCATTAACATAGTATCTTTTCAACTCCTAAAAGTATAGTAAAACTCATTGAAAGGAGGTCCTAACTTATGAGCTCACCAAAGAAACCAGATGAAAACTTAAAAAGAAAGAGACCTCCAGCTACAACACCGGATGCAAGAGAGAAACAATTAATAGCATTAGCAGTTGATCTTGCTGAAAAACAATTAGAAAAGGGAACAGCAAGCTCACAAGTAATAGCTCACTTTCTAAAACTAGGTTCTAGTAAAGAAAGATTAGAACAAGAGATGATGGTACAACAAAACGAATTATTAAAAGCTAAAACCGAAGCCATACAATCGGCAAAAAATGTAGAAAAATTATATAAAGATGCGTTAAATGCTATGAAAACTTATTCAGGCAATAAAAGGAGTGACGACGATGAAGAAGATGATAACGATGATTAAATCTTATAGAGAACTCATTCGTCTAAACACTTTTGAAGAACGTTATAATTATTTAAAGATTGGTGGAATAGTTGGCAGAGAAACATTTGGATACGAGCGACATATTAATCAAAGTTTCTATCATTCTATTGAATGGAAATATCTAAGACGAGATGCTATAGTTAGAGATAACGGTTGTGATCTTGGAATCAAAGGTAGAGAAATTTTTGGTAAAATTATTGTACACCATATAAATCCAATCACAGTAGAAGATATCGAATTGGGAAAAGATTGTGTATTTGATCTCAATAATTTAATATGTACATCTCACCAGACAAGTAATGCAATTCATTATGGAGATGAGTCTTTGTTAATACAACTTCCAAAAGAACGAAAGAGAGGAGATACTAGATTATGGTAATACCAAGTATATTAACATCTATTAAAAAACTTTTAGGAATAGAAGAATCATACACTCACTTTGATTCAGATATTATAATGTATATTAACGGAGCATTAATGCATTTGAATCAACTTGGTGTTGGACCATCAACTGGTTTTATTATTCAAGATGCCACTGCAACTTGGTCGGATTTTATAAGTACACGACATGATTTGGAAGGAGTAAAAATGTTTGTCTATCTTAAAACTCGTTTAACATTTGACCCACCACAAATGGGGTATTTAGTAACATCAATAGAATCTCAGATTAGGGAATTAGAATTTAGATTACTTGTTCAAGTAGAAGGAGGAAGTTAAATGGCTGATAAAACAGTAACAATTAAAGATGCAACTGATCAGGAACTAAATGATTTGATTAGTAGATTATCAAAAGAAAGTCAACTTCAAAGTTTAATCGCTGATATCAAAAGAAGATCTATGTCTAGTTCTGACATGATGAATGGAGGAGGATATTATGACTCAGCTGTTAATGTTAGTACTGAACAACCAATTAATAAACTATATCATACAGCTGAAGATGTTCTTGCTCACTTTGGAATTTCTGGTATGAAGTGGCACTCACATAAATCTGCTACAAAAACTAGTCCCTCAGCAGACTATACAGAAGCAAGGATGTTACAAGCCAAGGGATCAAAAAATTTATCAACTAAAGAATTAGGAGACCTTACAAAACGTTTACAACTCGAAAAACAATTACGCGATTTAAAAACCGCTGATGTAACAAGAGGTGCAGATGTTGCAAAAACCATATTAGGAATTGGTACAACATTAACTTCAATATATGCCCTTAGTACAACTCCTATGGGACAAGCAGTAAAGAAGCTAATAACCAAAGCTTAAGAAAGAAGGTATTATATGGGTCTATCAAATACAGCGACCCCTAAGTATTATGCTCAGTTTCGCGAAGATGTTCTTCAAGGAAATATTCCAGTCTGCAAAGAGATCTCGATGGAGATGAATCGAATAGATGATTTAATCAAAAATCGTGGTATTTTCTATTATGAAGATGCAGTGGAAGGTTTCATCGAATATTGTGAACACGAGTTAACTCTTACTGATGGAGCTGATTTGATATTACTTGATACTTTTAAACTCTGGTCAGAGCAAATATTTGGGTGGTACTATTTTGTCGAAAAAAGTATTTATGTTCCTAATAAAGATAACCATGGTGGTAAGTATGTAAAAAAAATGATTAAAAAAAGACTTATCAATAAACAATATTTAATTGTTGCTCGTGGCGGAGCCAAATCTATGTATGCATCTTGTATACAAAATTATTTTCTGAATGTAGACACATCTACCACACAACAAATAACAACTGCGCCAACTATGAAGCAAGCTGATGAAGTTATGTCTCCAATTCGAACTGCCATAACAAGATCCAGAGGACCATTATATAAATTTCTGACAGAAGGCTCACTACAAAATACAACCGGCTCAAGAGCCAATAGAGTAAAACTTACTTCAACTAAACAAGGTATAGAAAATTTCTTAACTGGTTCTATATTGGCAATCAAACCAATGACTATAGATAAACTTCAAGGTTTAAGACCAAAAATATCTACAGTAGACGAATGGTTATCCGGAGATGTTAGAGAAGATGTTGTAGGCGCAATAGAACAAGGTGCTACTAAAATAGATGATTATCTTATAATAGCAATTAGTTCAGAAGGAACAGTTCGTAATGCTTCTGGTGATAATATAAAAATGGAACTTATGAGTATTCTTAGAGGAGATTATCCGAATCCTCATGTTTCAATTTGGTATTATCGTTTGGATGATATTAGCGAAGTTGCTGACCCGTCAATGTGGCCGAAAGCTCAACCTAATCTAGGAAAAACTGTTTCATATGAAGCTTATCAACTCGATGTAGAACGTGCTGAAAAAGCACCAGCTACTCGTAATGATATCCTTGCCAAAAGATTTGGTATTCCTATGGAAGGTTTTACTTATTTCTTCACTTACGAAGAAACATTGCCACACAAGCAACGTACATTCTGGAATATGCCATGTGCTATGGGTGGTGACCTATCACAAGGTGACGATTTCTGTGCATTCACTTTTTTATTTCCTTTACCCAAAGATCACTTTGGTATTAAAACCAGATGTTATATTTCTTCTCTAACTTTAATGAAATTGGCGCCATCTATGCGAATTAAATATGACCAATTTATTGAAGAAGGTTCCTTAATGGTATTAGAATGTGCCGTCCTGGATATGATGGATGTTTATGATGATCTTGATAAATTTATACAAGATTCAGAATATGATGTCCGTTGTTTTGGGTTTGACCCATATAATGCTAAAGAATTTGTTGAGAGATGGGGTAAAGAGAACGGTGAATATGGTATAGAAAAAGTTATACAAGGTTCTAAAACAGAATCAGTTCCACTTGGTGAACTAAAAACATTCTCAGAAGAAAGGATGCTTGTATTCGATCAAGATTTAATGTCATTTGCTATGGGAAATGCTATTACTATGGAAGATACAAACGGTAATCGTAAATTACTTAAGAAACGACATGATCAAAAGATTGATAGTGTTGCCGCTTTAATAGATTCATGGGTTGCGTATAAAGCAAATAAAGAAATGTTTGATTAAGGATGAGGTGATATATATGATGAGTCCTAAACAAATTCGAGATTTAAAAGCAGTCGCTATATCTGGTAGTTATAACGATCTATCAGATAAACCTAACGCTTTATCAATGACAAATGTTATATTTATAGATGTGTTAGGTAATGATACTACTGGTGATGGCAGCATTAGTAAACCATTTGCATCTTTATATCACGCGATGAATACAATAGTTGACGCAACACCTACAAAAAGATATGTCATAAAATATGGTATTGGATTTTTTACTGAAACACAAAATATTGTACATAAACCAAATGTTTGGGTAATGGGTGATTTTGCATATACTACTCGAGTAGTGTTTTCAGGAACATATTCATTAGATTCGTCATTTGCAGGTTCTTTGGATAACAGATTTGGATTTATAAATATTTATATTGATGGTATTCTAAATGTTGATATGTTTGCGGTTACTGCAACTAATGCTAGAATGTATAACAGAGGTTGTCAGTTCAATAAAGCTATAACATTTAAAGCGTATGCAGCATCAAGTAGATTTTATACATTTTTCTGTGAAACATTTAGTACTTTAAATACTATGGGTGGATATGTTCATGGTATGGGTAGTGTATATAATGGTCTAGTAACTTGTTCTAGTTTACCATTAACATCATGCTCTACTATATTTTCTAACAGTTATTTACCCAATGGTTTAACTGTAAATAATCCTTTAAGTACAGAATATATAGATGTGTGGTTAATGAATACTCAAATAAGAAGTTCATTTACTGTTACTGGTTGGTCTGGTATACATTATTCTTTTGGTTGTTTACCAACATTAGCTGAAAGAAGCATTGCAACAACAGTTGTTATGGACCCACGTGGAAATGAATCCTCACTTAGAATAGTAAATCCACGCATAACAGTAAATACATCACCTTATTATGCAACTAATTTGGATTATATCATTGCCGTGACAAGTACAGCGGTACCAATGACAGTATTTCTACCCACTGCATCATTTATGAATGAAGGTTCAGTTATAATTATTAAAGATGAATCGGGATTAGCATCTGTTAATAACATAACAATACAACGTAGTAGCACGGATACAATAGAAGGGGTAACTAGTAAAGTCATAAATACAAATTATGGAATGCTAAAATTATATAAAGGTAGTACTGGTCAATGGTTTGTCATGCAATAAAATATTAAATTAATAGGAGGAATGTTATTATGGAACAATTAACACCGAAAGAAATCAAAGCAATGAATGATTTATCAAGAGTAAGAAATGCATCGGTTAGACTTGGTGATGAATTAGAAGCAACAATAGAAGAATTAAATGAAAGTGGTGGCACAGTTGGACCTCAAGGAGAAATAGGTCCTCAAGGCATACAGGGAGTTCAAGGAGAAATAGGTCCTCAAGGCATACAGGGAGTTCAAGGAGAAATAGGTCCTCAGGGGGTTCAAGGTCCTCAAGGAGAAACTGGAGCGCAAGGTATTCAAGGTATTCAAGGTATTCAAGGTATTCAAGGAGCAAGTAGTGATATTCCAGGCGAACCAGGTACTCAAGGTCCCCAAGGTATTCAAGGAGAAATAGGTATTCAAGGCGCTCAGGGTATTCAAGGCGTTCAAGGAGAAACTGGAGCCCAAGGTATTCAGGGTATTCAAGGAGAAACAGGTCCTCAGGGCGCTCAGGGTATTCAAGGAGAAACAGGTCCTCAAGGAAATATTGGTTTAACACCAACATATACAGAAATAATTGCTATGAATGGTGGATTTAATAAAACTAAATTCATGAATCCACAAACTGTAACACATCTAACAGCAGAAGATGAATCATATAACTGTTTATACCTAGACGGTTATGCAATGACCAATCCATTTGATGTTATAATGACTAATGGTAATTACGCACCAGTAACATTTATAAATGCAGGTCCAGAAGTGGCTACAATAAAGTCAGTTGATTTTCCATCTGGCCCGGCAGTTATAATTCCTTCATGGGGTGTAAAAACAGTACTCTATGATAATCATACAGGTATTGTTGAAGCTGGATTTTCGGGTAATTATAATGATTTGACCAATAAGCCATCATTGTTCTCAGGAAGATTAGTTGATCTAATATATGCTAATATTGAAATAGATATTTCATCTGGTAGCTCTACTAGTTTAAATGCAATTCAACAAGGTGCATCTAAAATAGTATTAACTGGCACACCTGTAGATGATTTTCAAGTAATATTAGACACTGCGGTTCAGACAAATGCTGTTATAATTAACGAATCATCAAAAACAATCTCTATAAGAATAAATGGAAATGTGGAATTGTTTAGTTTAGCATCTAATTCGGCTATAGATATAGCCATTGATTTGAGTGGTTCATGTCATGTAGGATTTAGGTTTTCTGGAAACTATAGCGATCTTACCAATACCTCGGCGACTAAATATATACCTAACGGACACGATGCAATAATATTAACACCTACAGAACAAAAAATGAATACATTATATATAAACGGTACACCAGATGATGTTGTTGATTTAGAATTTGATTTGACTATAGAAACTCATATTCTATTGTATAATCGTACTAATCATGCCATATCAATTAAAAATAAGAATTATTTACCACAGGTATTACCAACATTAGCCGCTAATACTAACGGTACTTTGGTAATAGATTCTGCTGGAGGCAATGTTAATCTAGTTACAAACCATGATAACTTAGCACCTGTGGCAATTTCAGGATCATATAATGACTTAACTGGTAAACCATCATCTGTGGTAGATATACTTACTATAGAAATAACCAGTGGTAATTATCAAATGACGGAAGAACAAAGTAAAGCTAATACTTTAATCTTTACAGGTTCTTATGGAACACATGCTAACGTAAAACCCTATGCTGGAACTGTAAAAAAGTTTACTGTATTTAATAATAGCAGTGGATACATCCAGTTTAGGACCGATTTGGGAGGTAGTTCAAAACCAATACAAGTTGGAGAAGTTAGAGAATTGTTTAGTGACGGAACTACCATACTTGAATCTGTTGGAAGACTAAAAACTCTCCAATTGGATTGTAGTGCTGGTGGAGATGTTATTGTACCAGCCAATCAATTAAATGTAACAGATATAATATTATTTGGTATGCCTGCAGCACCATTTAATGTATTTTTACCAAATGCAAGTGGCGATACTGAAAGATTATACACCATTGCTAATAATACAGATGGCGTTGCAACAATAACTAATGATAATTCTGGTGGAACATCAACATTAGGACTAGCTGAAGTTGCATCATTCTTCAATTATACCACAGTTACAAAATTAACTTTAAGTAGTTATAATGCTTTAACAGATAAACCAACATTACCAGAAACCTTCTTTTCTGGAGCATACACCGACTTAACAAATAAAAATGTGTATATAGACATAACAAATTTAGATTATACACAATTAAGTCCAAGTCAACTAAATGCACAGCAAATAACATTATCGGGCATACCTAATGATGGATATCGTTTATTCTTCGATTTTTTATTAGCCACAACAACCATAATAATAAATTTATCGTCTAAACCAGTTTTAATTAAAAATTGGAACGATGCTGGTGCCAATATATTCACATTAGATAGTGGAAAAACTATGGATTTCATTGTAGATGTTAATGGAGTACATCATACAAATATTTGGCATTCTACATCTCCAACTTTTCCATTAATAGGTAAGTATGAAGTAACTACAGCATTTATACCAGCTGAGTTATTTGATGTTACAACTGGTTTGGGCTTAGCCAATGGTGTTGCTTCCATTTCTGGAGATGCATCTTTGATAAATCTTGGTGGTGACGGCACATCATTTAATAATGGAAAAGGATACAAAGTTATATTAAATGGTTCACAAGAAAGAAAAGGCGTAGAATTTGTATGGTATAGTGCCACAACTGGTTATTTCAGTATAGCTTTAGACATCGGAGATTATTTTGAAATAGAAACTACACCATAATAAATAAACTAAGCTGGTAAAGGGGGTTATTTGATTGGCAGGACCATTAACAGCTAGAATAAAACATGCATGGAATGCTTTTATGAATAAAGATCCTACGCAATCCTCAACAGAACAGAGAGACATTGGTTATGGTTCGTATACTAGACAAGACCGAGTTAGAATGAGCCTAACCAATGATAGATCTGTTATTATTTCTGTTTATAATAGAATAGCCCTAGATGTGGCATCGGCTAATATACAACATGTTAGATTAGATGATAATGGAAAATATTCTGAAACCATATCATCTGGTTTAAATAATGTTTTAACACTAGAAGCAAATCTTGATCAAACTAATAGAGCATTCATACAAGATGTAGTAATGTCTCTATTTGATGAAGGTGTTGTTGCTGTTGTTCCAGTTGATACCACTATAAATCCAACCATATCTGGAGCTTTTGATATTCAGACAATGCGTACAGCTAGGATACTTTCGTGGTATCCTAAGCACGTGCGTGTTAAAATTTATAATGAGTCAACAGGTAAACAAGAAGAACTCATACTTCCAAAGAGTATGGTTGCTATCATAGAAAATCCATTATATTCAGTTATGAATGAACCCAATAGCACCTTAAAACGACTTCTAAAGAAATTATCTATTCTGGATGCTATTGATGAACAAAGTGGATCTGGTAAACTTGATTTAATTATACAACTTCCATATGTTATTAAAACACCAGCTAGAAGATTACAAGCAGAAGAACGTCGTAAGGATATTGAGATGCAACTTTCAGGTTCTAAATATGGTATTGCCTATACTGACGGCACAGAAAGAATAACTCAACTAAATAGACCAGCTGAAAATAATCTAATGGCACAAATTCAATATCTAACATCTATGTTATATAGTCAATTAGGTTTAACAGAAGCGGTCTTTAACGGAACAGCTGACGAAAAAACTATGCTTAATTATTATAACAGAACAGTCGTTCCAATTTTATTAGCGATCATAGCTGAGTTCAAACGAAAATTCTTAACTAAAACAGCAAGAACTCAAAACCAATCTATTGAATATTTCAAAGATATCTTTAGTTTCGTTCCAGCTACTGAAATCGCTAATATTGCAGATAAATTTACAAGAAATGAAATCTTATCATCCAATGATATCAGATCTATAATTGGATGGAAACCATCAACAGATCCTAAAGCAGATGAACTTAGAAATAAGAACATCAATGACCCTAATGCTTCGGCAGCGGACAATTCAAACGCTTAACATAATGTGTTAAAAATTAAAAAGAAGGAGGGCATACTATATGCCAAAGAATGATAAAACTAAAACTCAGTATGACTTTAGTGGATATGCCACTAAAAATGATCTTAAATGCTCTGACGGTAGAACAATCATTAAAGATGCTTTTAAACATCAGGATGGGGCAACTGTACCTCTAGTATGGAGACATATGCATAATGAGCCAGATAATATTCTTGGTCATGCTGTTCTTGAGAATCGTGCAGAGGGCGTATATTGTTATGGAAAGTTTAATGATTCTGAAAAAGGAAAAACCGCCAAAGAACTTGTTTCTCATGGTGATATTTCAGCATTATCTATCTATGCCAATGACCTTAAAGAGCAATCTAAAAAGGTTTCTCATGGTGCAATTAGAGAAGTGAGTTTAGTTCTTTCCGGAGCCAATCCAGGAGCATTGATTGATAATATTGCTTTTGCACATGAAGATGGTTCTACTACGGTTGATGATTCAGAAGCAATTATCTATACTGGATTAAATTTCAATGATGATGCTACAGCTGCACATAGTGACATCCCTTCAATTGAAGATGTATTTAATACTTTCAATGAAGACCAAAAAGCAGTTTTATACACTATGTTAGCACATGCATCAACTGGAAAACAAACTGATGTTAAACCAGCACTTCAACTACAACATGCTGCTAAAAAAACTGAGCCAACAGTTAAAGATGTATTTGATACACTTAGCGAAGATCAGAAAAAGGTCGTTTATTACATGATAGGCGCCGCTGTAGATGAGAACACCGCATCTACTAATACTGGAGATACTGCCGGTAAAACTGGACCAGTTAAGCACACAAATATAAATAATAAAGGAGATTTGATTATGAAAAATAATGTTTTTGATAAAGGAACAAAAAATGAAGATGAGAAAAATGTATTAACACATGACCAAATGGCGGCAATCATAAAAGATGTTTCTAAATATGGCGGTTCATTAAAAGAAAGTTTCATCGCTCATGCTGAAGAGTATGGATTTAATCCAATTGATATCCTTTTCCCTGATGCAAAAGATGTTTTATCTGGTGGACCGGATACACTTAGTCGTAAGAATGCATGGGTAGCCAGTGTTCTTGCAGACACAAATCACACACCATTCTCCAGAATAAGAACTCGTATTGCCGATTTAACACCTGACGAAGCAAGGGCCAAGGGTTATATTACTGGAAATCTTAAATTGGAGGAAGTTATCACATTAACAAAACGTGTAACCACACCTACTACAATATACAAGAAACAGAAACTTGATAGGGATGATGTTCTTGATATTACCGACTTCGATGTTGTCGTTTGGCTAAAAGCTGAAATGAGAGGAATGCTTGATGAGGAAATAGCTAGAGCAGTTCTTCTTGGTGATGGTCGTAGCCCTGCTGATGAAAGCAAAATCAATGAACAGAATGTTAGACCTATCGCCCTTGACAACGATAATATGTTTGTTGTCAGAGTAATTGTTCCTGGTAATGAGACCACTGATGCTATTATTGATGATTTTATCAGAGCAAGAAAATTTTATAAAGGTTCAGGTGTACCATCTTTGTATATTTCAACTGATTTACTCACTGAAATGTTACTTCTAAAGGATACAACTGGCCATAGACTATATGCCACAGTACAAGAGTTGGCTTCAGTTCTTCGTGTTAGTGAAATCATTGAAGTTGAGCCAATGAATGAGGCTGTTCGTATGGTTGGTGATGTTGCACATAAAATTCTTGGTATTGTTGTTAATCTTAAAGATTACACAATTGGTGCTGACAAAGGTGGTCAAGTTAGCATGTTTGACAACTTTGACATTGACTACAATCAACAGAAATACCTAATTGAAACTCGTATTTCAGGTGCTTTAACTAGACCTAAATCTGCTATCGTAGTTGAGAGTTTACCAGTAGCACCTTAATCTTAAAACGTCAAAATGGAAGGTGATAATAATGGCAAAGTTTTATGGAAAAATCGGTTATGCTGAGTCTTCTGAAACTTCGCCGGATGTGTGGACTGATGTAATTACCGAACGAAATTATTTTGGTGATATTGTTAAGAACACACGTCGTTTGGAGGCAGGGGAAGGTTTAAACGATAATATTAACATTAATAATTTAATCAGTATTGTAGCCGACCCCTTTGCTATCCAAAACTTTCTTACAATGAGATATGTTGAATGGATGGGTGCACTTTGGAAAATTACTAATGTAGAAGTTCAAAGACCCCGTCTCATCTTAACTATAGGGGGTGTCTATAATGGGCCAACGCCTAGCATTATCACAGATCCTCAGAGATCTTATGACTGGGATTAATCCGTTATGGGGTGCGAACGTATATTTTCAACCTCCAGAAAGTAAAAAGATGGACTATCCTTGTATAGTATACAGGCGTAACGATATTAAAACTAATTTTGCAGATGATATATCATACTCGTCAACAAAACAGTATCAAATTACAGTAATCGATGCAAATCCAGATAGTTTAATACCTGATAAAATTGAAAAACTGTCTAAGTGTGCATTTGATAGACACTTTACAAAAGATAACCTTAATCATGATATTTATAACTTGTATTTCTAATTAAACGAAAAGGAGAATGAAAATTATGAGTAAACTTGCTTGGGATTTATCAGGACAACGTTTGTATGAAACAGGCATTCGTCATGGAGTTCTATATCCTCAGAATCCGTCAACTGGATTGTATCCACTTGGTATCGCCTGGAATGGTTTAACAACTGTTACCGAAAGTCCTTCTGGGGCAGAAGCAACTGCTATCTACGCTGATGATATTAAATATCTCAATCTAATTTCTGTTGAAGTATTTGCAGCAACAGTCGAAGCATATACCTATCCTGATGAATTTGGTGCTTGTGATGGTTCTGCTGCTATTGCTGCTGGTGTTAATATTGGTCAGCAAAAGAGAAGTGCATTTGGTCTTTGTTATAGAACAGCACTTGGTAATGACATTGAGGGTGAAGACTATGGATATAAAATACACATCATATATGGTGCTACTGCTGCTCCATCAGAAAAAGCTTATGCTACAATTAACGATAGTCCAGCAGCAATAACATTCTCATGGGGAATATCTACCATTCCTGTAGCCGTTGCTGGATTTAAACCAACTGCATCATTAACAATCGATTCAACAAAAGTAGATGCTGGCGATCTTGCAACGCTACTTGATATCCTATATGGTACAGATGTTGCAGACCCAAGACTTCCATTACCAGATGAAATTGCCGCTTTATTTGCAGGTGCAGCACCTAGTGCTTTAGCACTTTCTACTATTACTCCTGCTGATGATGCTACTAATGTTGCTGTAACAGCTAATATAGTTCTTACATTCAATAACAAAATCAGTAAAGAATCCATCATTGTTGCTGATGCAGATGGTGGTATTATTGCTGGTTCAAAGACATTTGATGTAACTGGTAAGATTCTCACATTTGATCCTACAGTAAATCTTGCAAATGATATGGTTTACATTGTTACTGTTGGTGGAGTGTCAGATATTTACAATCAAAGTCTAGCACCTGTTGTTAAGAATTTCTTGACAATTAGCTAAAATACAAAAACTATTAATAATTTAATGGGGCTCTCTATTCGGGAGCCTTATTAATTTTAAATTGAAAAGGAGAAATTACTATGTTAAAAAAAGAAATCACCTATACAGATTATGATGGTAATGTACGAACTGAGGTTTTTTACTTTAATATGAATAAAGCAGAAATAACTGAAATGGAAATGTCAGAAAAAGGTGGTTTATCTGAAATGTTAAAGAAAATCATCGGTGAAAAAGATAATAAACGCATGATAGACACATTCAAAGATTTGATTCTTAAAGCATATGGCGTTAAATCAGCAGATGGTAAAGTATTCAAAAAGACTCAAGAACTTCGAGATGAATTTTCTCAAACAGAAGCATATGTTGAATTATTCATGGAACTTGCTAGCGATGCAGATGCAGCAGCAACTTTCGTTCGAGGTATTATACCTAATATGAAAGATGCAATAGCCAACGTGAATACTATACAGAATAATTTAAAATCAGGAGAATACACAAATTTTAAATAGTCAATAATCATAACAAATAAAAGAGAGGTGACAGAATGTTTAAGATTATAATACAGGCGACCGAATTATACGATGAAATAAAAGAAGAGTTTGTTAATACAAAACAACAAATATTACAACTTGAACATTCTTTACTCTCCATATCAAAATGGGAGGCAAAGTGGTGTAAGCCATTTCTGTCTAAAGAAGAAAAGACTTTTGAAGAATCAGTTGATTACATTCGTTGTATGACTATAATACAAAATGTTGATTCAGAAGCATATGCTGGTATAACTTATAATCATATAAGACAAGTAACACAATATATAGAAGCTCCTATGACAGCAACAATAATCCGCAATGAAAAAGGACCCTTAAATAGAGAAATTATTACATCGGAAATTATCTATTATTGGATGGTAGCTTTAAATATTCCTTTCGAATGTCAAAAATGGCATTTAAATAGGCTACTAACTCTTGTAAATGTAATTAATATAAAAAACAATCCACCAAAAAAGATGAGTCAAAAAGAACAATTGAGTCGTAATGCTGCTATTAATGCGGCTCGTAGAAATACATTAAATACGAAAGGATGATAATGATGGCAGAAAAGTCAGAAGCAGAGAAAGCAGGATTAGTACCTCCAACTGATCCTGTAGAATTTGAAAAGTGGAGAAAATCTCTTGACCCTAATTTTATGGGGTTTAATGGTAAGGAGGTGACTACATCAGATGGAACTAACAGTAAAAAAGATGTTGACCCCGTATAACTTCTCTGATTATAATGATGTAAGCAGAATACAATATTTAGTCATCCATTTCTTTGGTGATCTTGGTACTGCTTTATCAGTGGCACAATATTTTGCAGGATCATATGTTGGTGCTTCAGCTCATTATGCTATAGATGAACTGCCTATAGTATATCAAAGTGTTGATGATGCTGATATTGCTTGGCACTGTGGACTTGGTGCGGCTAATGGACCTTACTTTCATCCTTATTGTAGGAACACTAATAGTATTGGTATTGAAGTACGTCCATCTAAATTAACTCCAAATCGTCAAGATTATGCAGAAGATAAGGATTGGTATTTCAACGAACAAGTCTGGATTAATCTTATGACGTTTGTTAGAGGATTAATTACCAAGTATAATATCCCTATAGAAAATGTTGTACGACATTATGATGTTACACACAAGTATTGTCCTCGTCCATTCATGGGTGATGATATAAATACTTGCTACGGGATAACTGGTAATAAGATGTGGGCGAGATTTAAAGAAGAACTTCAAAATGGGAGAGAGGAGATTGAAAATATGGATTTTGCAAATTTAACAGATCAAGAGGTTGACCAATTGGTTAATAGAATTAATGCTAGACTTGCTACATTACCAGTTTCAGACTATGCAAAAGATTCATCAGTTAAAGGTATCTCTAGCGGATTATTTTCAGATGGAAATAAAGATGGTCTTGTTGATAATCCACAGGCATTTTTGAAACGTCAAGAATTAGCGACAGTTCTTAACAAAGCTGGATTACTTGATAAAAAATATTAAATCATTATAAGGAGGTTATATCATGATTACTTTTAAGCATCATGGCAATTTTAATAGTACAGAAAAGTTCTTAAATCGTAAAATGGATAACCTCAGTAGCATATTAAATAAATATGGAAAAGAAGGGGTAACTGCTTTATCGGCTGCTACTCCTTCCGAATCCGGTGAAACTGCTAGATGTTGGAACTATAATATTAAAATTTCTAAATATTCATATAAAATAACCTGGACAAATTCAAATATTGTGGATGGAGTTCCCATAGCCATCATTCTACAATATGGACATGCCACTAGAAATGGTGGATACGTACAAGGACAAGATTATATTAATCCTGCATTAAAACCTATACTAGATAATCTATTAGATGAAATTTGGAGGGAGGTAACTAACTTATGAGTAGGTCTGTTGATGAAAGAATTGTTGATATGCAATTTAACAATAGCCAATTCGAATCTGGTGTAAAAGATAGTCTCGATAGTCTCGATAAACTTAAGAAGGGACTTAATCTTGATGAATCTAGTAGAAGTTTAAATGACTTGGCTGAAACTGGAAAAAGATTCTCACTTGCTGGTATCGCCGATGGTGTAGAAACAATAGCTAATAGATTTACAACGTTTGGTCTTATTGGTGTTACCGCTCTTCAAAATATCACTAATGCAGCTTTAGAAGCTGGTAAAAATTTAATATCTTCACTAACTATAGACCCAATAATGGCTGGCTTTCATGAATATGAGACACAGATGAATGCGGTTCAAACAATATTAGCCAATACGCAAGAAGGCGTAGGAAAAGTTAATCAAGTAACTATAGATGCTCTTAAAACATCAGCAGTAACGGCAACAGCAGCAATGAAAACATCCAATGCAGATGCACTTAGCGATTTCAGAGATGCTCAGTCTAAGAAAGTAAGAGAAGCTAAAAAAGCAGCAGATGATGAAGTCAGAATCATTCAAGATAAACATAGTAAAGAAAAAGACGATTTAGATACAGCAATTCAAAACGAAAATGATGCTCTTCAGAAGGCTCATAAAGTAATTCTTGATATATATAATGAAGAATATATGCAGAAACTTAAAGCCATAAATGAAGAAAAATATAATAAAATTAAAGCTTTAGATGATGAAATTAATGGACTCAAAGGTTTAACTAAAGCTGAAAATGATTCATTAGCAGTAGCTCAAGATAAGAAAACACTAGAAGATTTGGAAAAGAAAGTTACATTTGCTAAAACAATTCAAAAAAGAAAAGATGCAGAACAAGCAGTAGCTAATTTTCAAGATCAAATGAGTCGTAAAGCATTACTCAAACAAAGAGATAGTCAAATTAGTAATCTTGAAACTGCGAAAGATACTGTTAAGACTGAGTATGACCTTAAAAAGGATCAATTAAAAACTGATTATGATAATAAGGTAAAAAATGAAAATGATATATACTCAGTAACATCTAAAAATCTTAAAGATCAAGAAAACGCAAAAGTTAAAAGTTTAAATTATACTTATAAAACAGAAAAAGAATTAATGGATGCTAGACACGCAAGTGATAGAGAAGCATTAACAGAAAAACAAAATGCTGAAGAAAAATACTTTAAACAATCACAAAAAACAGCTCTTAGTAATATAACAGAAAAAAGAGATGCCGATATAAAAGCACTCAATGATATTGCTAATGTTAAAACTAAAGGTTCTACTTTAGATGACGTAAATAAAGCTTTAGATCAGTTAAATACATATGCTGATAAAACAATATATAACTTTACCGAAATGACTAAAAATATTGGTACATTTACAGCCGCTGGAGTAGGATTAGATACATCTGTAAAAGCCATAAAGGGTATTGCTAATCTAGGTGCATTATCTGGTTCAAATGCAGACCAAGTATCATCAGCAATGTATCAATTATCTCAAGCATTAGCATCTGGAAAAGTTAAACTTCAGGATTGGAATTCAGTAGTTAATGCTGGAATTGGTGGTCAAGTATTTCAAAATGCTTTGAAGGAAACTGCCAAAGTTCATGGTGTAGAAGTTGATAAGATAATAGCTAAAGAAGGATCATTTAGAGAATCTTTAGACAAAGGTTGGCTATCATCTGATATTCTTCTTGAAACATTAAACAAATTCACTGGTGACATGACAACGGATCAACTTAAAGCTATTGGTTATAATGAGGAACAAATAAAAGGTATATTAAAATTAGGACAAACAGCAAATGACGCAGCCACAAAAGTTAAAACATTCTCTCAACTTATTGAGACATTACAAGAAGCTGTAGGTTCTGGTTGGACAAATACTTTTGAAATTCTATTAGGTAATTTTGAAGAAGCTAAATCATTATTTACTAATATTAGTGATGTGGTTGGTGGATTTATTAATGAAACATCAAAAGCTCGTAACGGTATGCTACAAATTTGGAAAGATAATGGCGGACGTGCAGCACTAATACAATCATTACAAAATGCGTTTGAAGCAATTGTTAAAATAATTAAACCTATTAGTGAAGCATTTAGAGAAATATTTCCAGCAACAACTGGACAAGATCTGGTAGCATTAACTAAAGGTCTATTAAGTTTCACTGAAAGCCTCAAAATAGGGGGAGAAACGGCTGACAAGATTAAACGTACGTACGCTGGTTTCTTCGCTGTATGGGATATAGGTAAGCAGGCTATTTCCGCTATAGTTAGTGGAATAATTAGACTAATAAAGATAATGGCTCCGGGGACTTCTAATATTCTTGATTTCTCAGCTGGTATTGGAGACTTACTTGTATCATTTGATAACTTCTTGAAAAAAGGAGATGTCTTTGGCAAGGTAATACAAGTAATAGGTGACGTTATTGAAAAGGTTGCAAAGACTGTTGGTGGTGGAATATCTGCCATGATTGGATTCTTTAAACAATTCGGAGAAATAAATACAAGTGGAATAGAAACTTTTACTGGAAAAGTACAAGCCAGCTTAAGTCCATTCTCTAAATTATTTGATGGTATTGGACGTATATTTTCTAGTATAGTTAATGAACTTAAAAAGACAGCGCCATTATTCTATAAATTTACTAGTCTAATCGGAGAAGCACTCATTAACATGCAAGAAAGAATTATGGATGCAATGAATAAGGGTAATTTCAGTTCTATACTTGATATTGTTAATACTGGATTACTTGGTGCTCTTTTAGTTGGTATTAAGAAGTTTGTTAATTCAATGTCTAGTGTAACTGGTGGATTTGCTGGAATTCTTAATGGTGTTAAAGGTTCACTAGAAGCATGGCAATCGTCTTTAAAAGCCAAGGTTCTATTAAATATAGCTATTGCAATCGGTATACTAGCAGTTTCTTTAGCAGTATTAGCAGCTATAGACCCTAAAAGACTTGCTGGCGCTTTAGCTGCAATAACTACTTTGTTCGTAGACCTATTTGGGTCAATGGCTATCTTTGCTAAGATAATGTCGTCTTCTGGTTATACGTCTATGGGTAAATTAACGTTATCTATGATGGGAATATCAGTTGCAGTATTATTGCTATCTTTTGCAATGGCTAAGATGGCTAAACTTGATTGGGACGGAATTAAGAAAGGTCTTACTGCCGTTGGTGGTCTATTGGCGATGTTAGTTATAACTGCAAAATTATTGTCAACCAATTCAGCCAGTATGATTAAAGGCTCCGCTGGAATTATTGCATTTGCCATTGCAATTAATATACTAGCCATAGCGGTAGGTAAACTTGGTAAACTCGATACAAAAACATTAGGTAAAGGTCTACTATCCGTTGCAATACTTATGACAGAACTTGCATTATTCATGAAAGCAACTAACCTCAATCAAATGGGTATTACTAAGGGCGTAGGGATTATATTATTAGCAGTAGCATTAGAAATATTAGCTGTTGCTGTTAAAAAGTTAGGCGATATAGACATTAAAACTTTAGCTAAAGGTCTTGGGGCTATTGCTATACTATTAGGTGAGATTAGTCTATTCTTACGAGTAATGCCAGATACAAAAAGAGTTATCTCTACAGCACTTGGTCTAGCTATTTTAGGTGGAGCAATGATTGTATTTGCTATTGCCATAGAGAAGATGGGTAATTTATCACTTGACCAAATTGGTAAGGGACTACTTACATTGTCTGGTGCACTTATCGCGATAACAGTTGCCATGAAGTTAATGCCTAATAATATGATATCTATTGGTCTAGGAATGCTAGCAATATCAGCGTCCTTACTAATTCTATCAAAAGCACTATCTCAAATGGGCAATATGTCATGGGAACAAATAGCAAAAGGTCTTGTTGTTCTAGCTGGCTCTTTACTTATAATTGGTGTTGCTCTGAAATTCATGCAAACATCCTTAGCCGGAGCAGCCGCATTATTAATAGTATCATTTGCATTAACGATCCTAGCCAAGGTTCTAAAAACGTTAGGCGATATGTCACTAATACAAATTGGTATTGGGTTACTTGCACTAGCTGGTGTGTTTGTAGTAATAGGAGTAGCAGCTCTTGTTCTAGCACCACTAGTACCTGTCATATTAGCATTAGGAGTTGCTATTGGACTTCTTGGCATAGCCATATTAGCAATTGGTGGCGGACTATTGTTATTCTCTGCTGGATTAGCTGCATTAGCAGTATCTGGTGCGGCAGGAGTAGCAGTCTTTATAAGTATAGTCACCGGGTTAATAGGTTTAATACCATTCTTATTCAAGCAGATGGGATTAGCGATAATAGCTTTTGCCGGTGTTATAATAGATGGTATGCCAGTAATAGTACAAGCAATTAGTGTATTCTTTGCTGGATTAATTAAAATTATTAACGACTTAATGCCTCCACTTATAGATACAATCATGAAATTCATATTACAAACATTAAAGAAGATTCTTGAATTCTTACCACAATTTATTGATACTGGTTCTAAGATTATTATTGGATTCCTCCAAGGTATATCTAATAATATAGCAGACATAGTTAAGGCTGGAATAGATGTTATACTTAATTTCTTAGATGGTGTCAGACAAAAACTTCCAGATATTATCGACATGGCATTTAAGATTATTATTACATTAATTAATGGATTAGCTGATGCTATTCGTAAGAATCATAATCTAGTTTATGATGCTTGTAGTAATCTAATCACTGCTATAATAGAATCACTTACTGACCTTATAACTAAGTTACCAGAAGTTGGTGCTAACATAGTAAAAGGATTAATAAAAGGTATAGCTAGTACAGGTAAAGAATTAGCCGCAGCAACTAAAGATGTTGTTGGTAGTTCGATTGAAGCTATTGCTAAATTATTAGATATGCATTCACCATCTAAAGTAACAGAACAGATGGGTGTATATATGGGTCAAGGTATGATTAATGGCTTATATGGTATATCAGGTAAGGTAGGTAGTGCATCTGAAGATATGGGTAAAACTGCCGTTGATTCTATGAGTAGTGCTCTAAGTCATATTCAAGACCTTCTAGATGGAAACATTGATTTACAACCAACCATCAGACCTGTTGTTGATATGACAGATGTAGAAAGTGGTATTAAATCATCATTTGCTAATCAACAGGGTCTTAATGTAACAGCAACAACAAACCAAGTTGCAACGGTAGCCACTCAAGGTCAAAATGGGGGCATTTCAGAAGGAACTAATAATACAACAAATAATAGTAATGACAGTAAGATTAGTTTCGGACCTAATTACTACACTGTACGTAACGATAATGACATACGTAAGATTAGCAACGACCAAAGAAATCTCATAGATAGATATAATCTAGCGAAAGGGGTGCAAGTAAAATGATAGGTTCATTCATATTTAATAATGTTGAAAGTAGTACATTTAAATTGGTTTGTAAATCAGTTAAACGTCCATTACTACCAGCAGCAAAGTTACGTAGAATAGATCCGCCTGGCATCTCTGGATCCTATGATTTTGATGATGACGGTCAAGAGTATTCATTACGTACGATTACTATGAAGATACAGTATATTGGCACATCTTATGAAGAACTACGTACGAGAGCTCGTCAAATAGCCGCGTGGTTATCTACTCAAAGTTGGGCACAACTAAAAATGCATGATGAGGAGGATAAATACTATCTAGCAAAGGTTACAAGCGCAATTGATTTGGAGAATTTGTGGGAATCAGGTTCTGCTGATATTGAATTCGATTGTCAACCTTTTGCTTATTCCAACGAAAGACGACCTCAATGGATTAGTGTTACTGGAGTTGATGATACATTTACTAACCTTGGAACTCGTAGAATTAATTTTAAGAGTCCTCAAGGTAGTAAATCTATTATCAAGATATTAGGTAGTTGGCAAAACATTGGTATAGGTATGAATGGTAAGAGTTTATATTATGGTGAATCAGGTTCTGGTTTACTTATTATTGATAATATAGAGATGGAAGTCATCTTGAATGATGAAAACAAATTCTCTGTTATTACTGGTGATATAGATACATTCTTACCCATTGTTCCTGGAGAAAACACAGTATTAATATCAGGAGACAGTATCCTTGTAGAAATATCAATTGAATATATTCCATTATGGATGTGATAGGAGGTAGTATTATGAAGGTAAAAATAGGTACAGACGAATTTAACAGTGTAAAAACGCCCATAGCACTTGTTTTGAATTCAAGTGCTAAGACATTTATAGAGAATACATCACACAAGACATTAACGTTCAATCATAAGGACATCTCTATAAAGGTCAAAATAGGGGACAAAACATACAATAGTTCAGCGGAAATACCAGTGAAACTTTTCTTGAATGATGACGAGAAAAAACTTCTATCAAATATGGGTGACCAAAATAATTTCTGTAGCTTTAATGAAAATTGCGATATCGAGGAAATACGTAAATTCATGAAAGACGATTCTGAAAAAATCCCGGTGGAGTAATTACCCAAAACAAATATTAAAGGATGATAAGGAGGAATGGTGTTATGATTAGAATACTTAATACTAGTTTTGAAAGATTGGGTATAATAAAAAGCACCATTTCTTCTAATCGTATTGAAGAGCTAAACGGTGAAAATACTCTTGATTTTGATGCAATATTAGATCAAAAATTAAGTGATTTAATAAATGAAGATTCTATATTTGAGGTTGATAATGATTGGTTTGATACGGCATATATTAAGAAAAATTCGAACGAAGATGGTAGCTTTTCCGTAGTAATACAATCGGAACATATATCATATCGTTTGAATCAGGAACTATACAACTTAGAATACTTTGCAGAATTGGGAACACCAACATATATCCTAGGTAAGATTCTTGAAGATACACCCTTTACGGTTGGTACAGTAGAGTTTGAAGATAATACTGCTTATTCTATTGAAGAAACTAAAAGTAGACGTGCAACTTTAATGGAGTTTGTTGCTTATCTTGCAGGTGATATTGTATTTGATAAATTTACAGTATCAATAGTTCATCATAGAGGTTCTACTTCAGTTAAACCTGCTATTAAAAATCGTAATGTCAAGATTATATCTAAAGAAATTAATAAAAGACAACGTGATAAGGACGGTAATCCAACCATAACATATACTTGCACTCCTATATATTTACCTGGAGATGTTTATAATATAGGTGATGAAATAATACTAATACAAAACGAATTACATATTAGAGAGAGTCTGAGAGTTGTCAGCATTAATCGAAATGTTTATGATATCAGTGATGTTACTTTCCAATTTTCTAAATATGTGAATGGTTTAGCAGAACATCTGTATAGGATAGAAACATCTACTGTTGTTAAGGATAAACTTTATAATGGAACTCGAATAGGTCCGGAATTTGGCTTCGAGAATGTTCGAGCTGACAAAAAAGCCCGGTCGTATTTTCGGGCAGATGAGATGAAATTTCAATCAGGTGATGGTAGTGGCACTGTATGGAAAGATAGAATGTACTTTGAATACGAGGACGTTAATGACCCTGAACATTCAGAAATGTCACTTATATTTGATGGTATATTACATCCAAATGTACTTATCACACCAAATCTATATGCTGATAATGGTAATATAGCAGAACTTACAGTTTCTCAGTTAGATACATCAGTTAAGATACATAAATATCTTAATAGTGATACAAGTGATGTTAATTATATCAAAATAGTAGGTCAGACAATACAATTCATACAAGCATATATTGCTATTTTATATGCAGCAATACAAGGTATATCTGGCGTATGGGATATGACATTAGACCCATTCACTGATACATATTATATGAGTGTATCCATCAATCAAACAACTGGTGAAATTATATTCTCAAATGGCGCCGAGATGAACGCTTGGGATGCTTTTGTAGCTGGTCGACAATATAGAGCACTTAATTCCACATCTTATTACCAAATGAGTGGTGGTGCGAGAGATTATAAAGTTAAATATGTTGTTATGAATGTTACGAATCATTTTGATAACTTTGAATCATACAGAAATCATAATGGTGAAGTTTGTTATTGGATGAATGACAAAAAAGAAGTAATGTCTAGTACTGTTACTGACTTCCCTGTTTATATTTATAAGTACAACGAAACCGTCAAAATGGAACAATCTTTTCATGATGAGAGTGGCGCATATATTCCAAAACTTACATTAGGTGCTGGAACTGGTGTAGGTGATAATGGAAAAGCGTTCATCTATAAAGGTACAGACGGATTATATTTAGATTACTACACTTCTACGGACGGTACATTAAGAAGAATAGCTCTAACTAATGGTGGTATAATATTACATCCATATAAGTTGGATAGTCTAGACTTCTATACAAATGGATTCAAGGCAGTCTATAGTGATGAAATTGTAAAGTTCACATGGACTAAAGATGGCGACGGACGAATAACTCAATTAGTTGCTGAAGATATGGTTGTTACTCCAGTAACTTGGCACGAGGAGGTTATGCCATGAGTGCAGCAGAAATTGAATTTCAAAATGGTTTCTTATGTGGTATGGCAACTAAAGGATTAATCAATGCCAAAACAAACGTGATAGTTTATACTCCCACAGTTTATAATGACTCTGGGGTATATTCTTTCTTCTATATCAACTTCCAACAAGCAGTACAATCGTTTAGTCTTGGGATGTTTAGAGAAAGCATAATTATAACCAGTAATAATGCCTATTTAACCCCAACTGCAGTAGAGTCTGTAGATGGTATCACATACAAGATATATGTCGATATTTCAACTCAGGTATTTGGAATAACAGTCATCAATAAATCAGAAACATTACTTAAGTTGGCATCTGGTGCTAAATTACCAGTATTCTCAGTATCTTTCTTTGTTGCTGGATTGAGTTCCTACATCAAACAAGCATATATATTTGAATCCACAACATTTAATATGGGCATTATACCATCATTTACAGGTAATGCTTATAGTGTGTCATTATCATACACACAATTTGATACATCTATTGTAATCTCTGAATTAGCTTATGGTGGTGCATCAATAGTTAATGATGTATTTACTCATCTGAGTGGTATTGAGAATGTTACTGTAACTTATAATCCATAAGGAGGTTAATATATGAAAGAGATTGCGATACTACCAAAAGACAAAATATTAACTAATACTGGAATAGGTCGAGTTTGTATTGATTATACAGATCCTATTACTGGTAAAATAAAAGAACAAGTAAAAGGTAATAATCATATATATGAGAAGATGTTATTTAACAGATATTTTTACGACACAAGTTATAATGCTGCAGCCACTTTATATTTGGCTGGCGCAGGTGGTAAAGATACATTAGATAATAGCTTTCCTTATATTACTGGTACACCAATAGGATATGGTATGCCTCTAGCAACAGCAAGTGGTAATTATAAGGGTGGTTGGAATGCGGGATTAAGTACACGTTTTCTAAGAACTACGTACGGATATTACTCAAAACATGTGTATGATTTTTTCCCATATCAAGCATTGGGTGTGGTTAAAAAAGTTGCTATGGGTCATCAATTCGGTTCATCACCAGAAGTAAATTTGTTCCCCATGGGTATGATACCTAATTATGGACCTTTCGCATCAAATCCATCAACTCAATGTATAGCCGTTGGTACTAAAATATATAACATAGATACTCTTGGTATAGTTAGAATATGTGACTTATATAGTGGTTCAGATATTACTATAAATACAGCAGCTATAACTTATCCGGGTGGTGGATATTCTACATATTTGGGATTTGAGCCAGATACAGGTCATTTCTTTGTATGGACATATCATGGTACAGCTGGTAATAGACGTATGAGAGAATTCTCTGATGCTACATTTACTACTGTAGTAAATACATGGTCCCCTTCAAATCTTGTTAACTTTCAAAGTCCTTTCTATGTTCATGGAGGGAAAGCATATAGAATATTTACCACAATGACAAGATACGATTTTGTAAATAATATTGCTGGAGTAGATATGACGATGGCACCTGCAACTGGATATGATAAAGGAGCCATAAATCCAAGTAATGTTAAATGTATCAACTACGACAACTTCATTTTAGCATTTGGTATGAATAGTGTTGGTTACATATTTGATTTGCTAACGGAAACAGTAGTTGGTTATTTAGGGACTGGTTCATCTACTTCTAATTTACAAATATCAAGATATGCCTATGACACATTCTTTTTAGCCTTTGCTCAAACAGATACAGCCACTGCTAATATTATGATTCCAGGAATATTCTGTATGTATCATCTACCAGGCGATGCACCTGTAAGACCAGCTGGATATGGTATGAGTGTTAGTTATGAACTAGAATATCACTTAACGTAAAGTTATTCTGGAGGTAGATCCTATGGATGATATTGTTAAACTTATTATTACGGGATTGTTATCAGCGATGGCCTCTTCTGGTTTCTGGATATTCCTACAAAAACGTATGCAAAATAAAGATGCTAAAACACTAATGTTAATAGGTTTAGGTCATGATAGAATAATACGACTTGGATTAAAATTTATAGAAAAAGGTTGGGTTACTGAAGACGAATACGAAAATTTAAATCATTATCTATTTAAACCATATAAACAAATGGGTGGTAACGGTTCTGCAGATAGAATAATGCGCGAAGTAAATAAATTACCGATAAGGGGTAGTCATGATGATATTTAATGATAAAGTTTATAGTTTTCTAAAATTGTTTGTAGCTTATATTTTACCAGCATCAGGCACTTTTTATTTTACATTGACATCTATTTGGGGACTACCATATGGACAGGAAACATTAGGTACTATATCTGCATTGACAATATTCTTAAATGTAATCTTAGCAATAAGCTCGTCTGCATATAAGAGTAGTGGGGCAGACACTCATGGCACATTACAAATAGATACAAGTGACCCAAATAAAGATATTTATAGATTACAAGTAAAAGATGATGTGAGTACTTTGGCTGATAAAAATAGAGTAGTATTTGCAGTTGATAAGGACGCAAAGCTTTCTTAAAAATTCCCGGGTGGGAAAATTGAGATTTCTGTTCGCGTAATAAACTTGCCCTTTAGTGAGATACATTAAATTAAAGGAGACGATTTATATGAAAACAAAAAGAACTGTAGTTGCAGTAATGACCAATAATAAAAATGATACGGTAGCATCTTTAAATGCGGCTATACGTACAATTCAAGAAATTGACCAGTACTACATTGCACAATTTGAAAATGAAGTATTTATCGAGAACGATAATTTAAAGAAACTCAATCACAAGGAAGCTTAGGCTTCTTTTTTCGCGTCAGAAACTTATCCTTTAATGAAGAATAAAAAATAGAAAGGATGAGCGAATATGAAAAACCCATTTAAGAAAGACAATAAAATAGACAAAGTAATTAGCAATTTAATAGCTAGCATGAGTGAGGTAAAACCTGATTCTGTTGAATACAACAATATGTCACAAAATTTGGATATACTAATGAAAGCGAATAGCTATCAGAAAGATAAAAGTATAGATCTTAATACAGTGATGTTAATAGTTGGAACAATAGTTCAGACAGTTTTAATACTGAAACATGAGCAAATAGATATAATCACTACTAAGGCTATGAGTACGTTACTTAAATTGCGTGTGTAATAACACGCTTTTCCTTTTTTCTCTATTTATCTTATTTTTTTCGCACTTTTAGAAAAAACGACCTCATAGGATTGATTCTAAGACACTTTTGATCAGTAGGTAATATAATATGACCTGTAAAGGGTAAAAACGCTTAAAATGGCTCCTATTGGCCTTAGCGTTGATTTGGTCTATTTTAGGTCAAAATAGGGGTCTTTTAGGGCTTAATTTGATGTATTTCGCATATAAAACATATATTATAATGAAATAAATTTAGGAGGAATTTTATATGGAAAAATATGATATATGTTTTAAAGAAACTAATGGAAGTAAATGCAGATATTGCTATAATAACACATCGTGTAAATATGGTATTGACGCTTACAACAAGTTCTTAGAAACAGAACAAAAAGTTCAACAAAAGAAACTGGAAAAATTAAAAAGAAAAGTAGTGGAAGCTTAGGCTTCTTCTTTCGCACAAAAAACTTAGCTTATAATGAAGATAAATAAATTTTAGGAGGATATTTTATGAATGATAAATTATTATCAAAATTAAGTTTAAATGTTGCATTAGTGGGTCTAGGACTTGGAGTTTTCATAGGATGTGTTATAATAAGTAAAACCAATAACAAATCTAAAGAAAGTGAAGTAACCTGGGCTATCGTTGCAGAGGCATTTAAAAAAGAATTAATAAAAACATCAAAAGAAAATGAAGTATTAAAAAAGAAATTAGAATCAAAAGAAAATGAGACATAAGTCTCTTTCTTTGGCTCGCGAAAATTACATTTACTATAATGAAAAGAATAGAGTTGTATGGAATGTAAATGTCCATAGAATAAAGACTAGGTAGCACTAGAACTCAAATACGGACTGTCTTGGCACTGTCATAGGTAGCCAAACAATTAGTTGGGCAGCAAAATCGTTCGATGCGATTACGGATTCTTTTTTTGTCGCTAATATATAAATATTTTGAAAGGGTGATTATAATGGGAAAAGTAATAAATATGAAAGATCACAAAATTGATTTTTTAAAGAAAAACAAAAGAGAGTTACAAATAATTGCATTAATGGCTGGTTGTGGGGTTTTAACTTTAGGTACTTTCTATATGTGTAAAAAAATATTTATGAAAGGTGTTAGAGTAGGCGCGATAATCAGTTTTGAAGAGACAATGAAATGGTGTAACCAAGAATTTCCTGACATAAAATTGAAAGAACTTTACGAAAATTGGTCAGCATTAAATCCAGAGAAATTAATTAAAGTAAAATTTTAAGGAGGAAATATAATGAAATTAAATCCAGATAAGAAAATAGTGAGTGCAATAGAAGATCGATTAAGAATTACAGACGGTCAATGTCCATGTGTACCGGCACATGAGTGGTCAGTAGACACTATTTGCCCATGCAAAAAGAAGAGAGAAAACAATCAATGTTGTTGTAAATTGTTCGTAGAAATCAAACCTAATACATAATGTGGATTGTAATTTGGGATTATGGAATAGAAGGATATTCAATATCAGAAGATGCACGTTTTACTTATTGGTTATTACGTATTAACGGTTATAAAGCAAAGATTATATACAGACGAAATTATTATGGATAAGGGGGTTTATATATGATTAAAACTATTATTATGGTAAATATGATAATCATTGGAGGTTCTATTATCGGTGGTATTTGTATAGGACTGTCCATTAGTAACAAAATAGCATTTAGTATTACTACTAATATTGACACTAGTCTAACTATTGGTAAACCAAAGAAATAAATGTAATTTAATAAGAGGAAGGATATGTTTATGAAAACATTTATATCAGACATAAAAACTAGATTAAAAAATGAAGACTATTTAAAGATTATTAATTTAGCTAAAACATATGATTTTTCAGTATCATATTTTATGTTAACTGATGATTATGTGCAAATAAACATTTATGGAAAGACTAATAAATGGGCTAAATTTAAAAAAGATTTAATATTTTTAACAAAGTTAGATATTCATATCGAGCTATTAAATTGGCAATGTTAATTGAAAGGAGAAATAATTATGAAAATTGGTACAAAAAGTTTGTTATTTGGAATACACCAAATATTCTGGCATCCATTTGTAGTCTGCAGAGCTTGGTTATATTTATACGGACGACCATCCTTTAAAGAACTTATATGTATATTCATACATGATTGGGGATATTTTGGTAAACCTAATTTAGATGGTGAACGAATGGATGAAGGTAAATATCATCCAGCATTAGGCGCCAAAATAGCAGGTATGTTATTCTCTCACAAAGAATATTTATTATGTGCAGGTCATTCGAGGTCTTATGCTAAATTAGTACATGTGGATATTAGTAAATTATGCTGGGCTGATAAATTAAGTTTTGCGTTTGAACCGTGTTGGTTTTATTTACTAAGAGCAAGACTTTCTGGTGAATTAAAAGAAATTAGAAGTAACCCTGAATATGGCTTAACACCCGATATTTGTGACAAGGATTGGTTTCATATATCAAAACAAAAAATAATTGATTTACCAGAAATACAGTTTACTATTAAATATCGTTTTTAAAGGAGAATAAAACATGACTAAAGTAGAATATTTATTAGTTTGTTTAATGGAAGAGTGTAGTGAGTTACAAAAAGAAGCTTCTAAAGCTATACGCTTTGGAATAGATAACAAATGGAATCGAGAGCCCTCTAGTGTTGATAAAATGCAACAAGAATTTATAGACGTTAGGGCTGTCTATGAACTAGTTAAAGAGGAATGCGATAAACAAGACGTATATGTAACGGATTGTGATTCAGTTTCTATTAAAGAAATGATACAGAAGAAAAAAGATAAAGTATTAAATCTTATGCACTTTGCAGTGGCTGTCTGTTCTATTGGAGATTCAGTTAGTGTGAAACCTCATAATGGTAGTAAAATGAGATTTGGTAAAATCACACAAATGGATGAATATACCTTTATAGTTACATATGTGGGAGAAAGACATTATGAAACTTTTAATTTTCAAGATATTGGTAAATGGGTATTCATACAAGATCGCAAGAATAACACAGTCTATAGTGAAGAGTGAGCTAGTTTAAAAAAGTAAAACACCATTAGCAATAATGGCGAAATCGGTTCGAATCCGAAGACTCTTTTTTTCACAAGGAGATGATTATATTAAAAACTTCTTTGATAATATTATTAAAGGAATTATATTAGTTCTAATAGCATTAGCATTAGCATTAACATTGATGATGTTTTCCATATTACTTTTAATATTCTCGCGATAAAAACACATCCTCTAATGAGAGGTAAGTACGTATGTAAGGTGCGTAATTAGATAGTTAAATATCTATACTTACTTTTTATATTTTCTAATATCACACATAAGTAATTAAAGGAGTGAGTATCATGTGAATTTAACAAGAATAGTATATGGGAGTGCATATCCGAAAATAAAGGACTGCACTTCGTACTATTTCTATAATTTTTAATTTTTTTCGCACTTTTAGAAAAAACGACCTCTGAGGATTGATTCTAAGACACTTTTGATTAGTAGGTAATATAATATGACCTGTAAAGGGTAAAAACGCTTAAAATGGCTTCTATATGCCCTATTGTTAATTTGGTCATTTTTAACCTATTTTAAGGTCAAAATAAGGTTATATTTAATATATAAATCATAATAATGGAGGTGAAATAATGATTAGTGCTAAAATTGGAGATTTTATTAAGGCGACAGTATATAGACCTTATAATGGACATACTACTACCATATTTGGGGAAGTTATCGCAGTCACTTTTTCAACATTTAGAGTTAGATATGAATCGTGTCGACACATAGACTTCTTACAAGATGATATTGGTAACACAGTATTCTTTACAAATAAAGAAGGAGAGGTATTAACTATGGATTTAAAAGACAATGGCGAAAGAAGAGATTTTGGTACAGGTGCAGTAAGAGATATCAGTGATGGAAAAGGTAGATGTGATTTATTACCATTAAGTGTACTATCAAGAATTCTTATGAGGGATGAATTAAACTCTATTGAGCATTTCAAAAGAACAAAAAATACAGCATTTTTGAATCAGGCACTTTGTATTTTTGCGGATAATGAAAAAACGAATTTAACAACTTTGATGTTGGAAGTATCAATACACTTTGAAGATGGTGCTAAAAAATATTGTGAAAATAATTGGATGAAAGGAATGCCACTACATTGTTACATTGATTCTGGTGTTAGGCATTTTCTCAAACATCTAAGGGGCGATACGGACGAACCACATGATAGAGCATTCGTCTGGAATATGCTTTGTGCTTATTGGACATATGATACTAAACCCGAGTTAGATGATATTCTTAAAGGTATTGAATTTCCAAATGTTAAATATGACACACTTTCCGACAATTTAAAAGCTATAGGTAAAGTTGAATATAAATCACTTGCTGATATACATATCAATAATAAAGAATAACAAGTAAAACTTGAAGGGATGATTACTATGAAAAAGAAATATGGATTTTGTAGTCTAGTATTTGATTTTATCATGGTATGCTGTACAGGAGGATTTTGGTTAATGTGGGTCGCTATCCGATTTATGAGGACACATTGATGTACAGAAAAGAGGTATACTATGAAAATTGTAGATACTATTATATTAAATTGCTTATTATTTTCAACCATAGTTGGTTTAGTTGTATACGTTAAATGTCTAAATAAGCACAAATAATATAACTTGAAAGGGGAATAACCATATGACAATCACTGATATGATTATATCTGCACTTCTTAAAAAAGGCATTATGTATGAAGCAAAAAATGTTAATACTGATATTACTATTCCTAATGGAACAGAAGGTGGAATAAAGATAAATTTCAAATGTGATAATATGAGCATTAAAGTAGAGAAAGGAGATATTAAAAATGAAATATAGTGAAAATAATAAAGGTGTTGATTCTGCAGTTAGTCTTTTTTGCATAACAATATTAGTTTGTGCTGTAGTGTCGATTATTGCTATCACCGTTAAACTTGTAACTTGGTTATTCTGTTAATAGAAAGGAGATCCTCACTATGGAGTTAACAAATATTTCACTAATGATAAAAAATCTCGGTGGAGTCATTTCTAAAAATAGTCCAACTATTCTTACAGGTGTGGCAGTTGCTGGACTTGTAAGTACGACTATAATGGCTATTCGAGCAACACCAAAAGCTTTATCTATCGTAGATAATCATATATATGATATGTATGAAGAAGATAGTATTAGTAGTCATCTTACTTTTGAAGAATGGCTAGGAGTTGAAGAAGGTTATACGTGGAGTGATACTACTCATATGTTAACAAAAAAAGAAATCATACAACTTACATGGAGAGAATACGTACCAGCGACCGTATTAGGCTTAGTAACTATAGGCTGTATAATTGGTGCTAATCATATTTCTCTTCGTCGTAATGCAGCCCTAGCGAGCATATATGGCATCACAGAGGCAGCATTTAAGGAATATCAGACTAAAGTTATTGAAACTATCGGAGCCAACAAAGAAACTAAAATCCGTGATGAAATATCAGCAGACAGAATAAAAAAGAATCCAGTTTCTACGAACGAAGTATTAATTACAGGTAATGGTTCAGTTATGTGTTATGACAGCTTAAGTGGACGATATTTCCGTAGTGATATAGAAAAGATTCGTAGAACGGTAAACGAGTTGAATTATACTTTGATGAGTTCTATGTTCCTTTCAATAAATGAGTTGTATTACAAACTCGGATTGCCAGATATACAACTTGGTGAACAGATGGGTTGGGATGTAGAAAAAGGTATGATTGAAATCACATTCAGTACTCAATTATCACAAGATGGAGAACCTTGTTTAGTCCTTAATTATACTGTAACGCCCAAATATCCAAAATAAAGGAGAGTTAATATGAGTGGTATTACATTCGGTGTATGTATTTCTGTTGATGAGCGCTTACCTGATTCTGATACAGAGGAATGGTTTTTAGTAAGATATGCGCTGGCAAATGCGTATTCTCTACCACTTATTGCTGAATTAGTAGACGGCGAATGGTATGAACAACATAGTAGAAGTTCACGAGTAATAAACAATGGTCGTTCTATTGAACATTATGGCGGAACAACAATAGAAATCAATAGAGGAGTAAAAATAACACATTGGATGAGAATTCCTGATTAAAATAAAGGAGATATCATGACTGTACAAGAATATTTACCTATACAAATTGAAATTATGAAGAAAACTATTGAAAAATACGAAAGAGAAATAATTGACGAGAACAAACATTACACTAAACAATTTCAAATTCTAGATCTTATATTAGACCTAGAAAAAGAAATAAAATTGGCAGAAGAAGCAATTAAAGATGCTAATATAAAAAGGATGTTAACTAGATTTCATAACTTTGAATACTACTTGGAACTTTTTAAAGAATTAACAACAGAGGTTTAATTGTTGTAAATTAAAAAAGGTAGGTTGATTTTATGCACGAATATCTTTTAGTCGTACAAAATATAGAAAATACAACTAAAATTCTAAAAGATTTATACCCGAACGATGAAAAATGTTATACTAGACTTTATAGTAATGGTCTACGTGATGGCATTATAACAACATCAGAATTCGTGTCTGCAGCAAGTTATTACGCGAAACTTAAAAATTAAATAAAAATTGAAAGGATGATTATTATGATCAAAACACGCGGATTTGAAGTAATTTCAATGCTTCAATATTTAAAAGATGTTGGTATGGATAAAAATCATGATTATTGCAATATAAAAACACCAAAAAGAGCAACAAGAAGAAGTTCTGGATATGATTTATATGCCCCTTGCAGTTTTACACTATTACCAGGAGAAGATATTGTTATACCTCTTGGAATAAAGGCTTATATGCTGGATGATGAGGAATTATTAATATTCCCAAAAAGTGGCATAAGTTTCAAATATGGAATTCAAATCGCTAACACCATAGGAAAAGTTGATTCAGACTATTATAACAATATAAAAAATGAAGGTCATATTTTCCTAAAACTAGTAAATACTGGTAATAAAATATTTGATGTAAAAGCTGGAGATGCTATTGCACAAGGAACATTCTATAACTACCTACTGGCTGATGATGATATACCGCTATGTGAAGAAAGAATTGGTGGGCTTGGTTCAACGTCTAATTAAGAAAGGTTGATGATTTTAATGGAAAAGAAAAAATCAAAAATTATTGCTCTTGATTTCGACGGATGTTTAATGACTGATAAATGGCCAAAACTTGGTGAGCCAATTATACATAATATTAATAAAGTTAAAGAAGAAATAAAAAGAGGAGCAAAAATTGTTTTATGGACTTGTCGTACGGGTGAGGCTTTAGAACAAGCAGTGGCTTTCTGTGAACATTTTGATATTAAACTGTCAGGTATTAACGAGAATCTGCCAGAAATCATAGATAAATATCAAGGTGATTCAAGAAAGATAATGGCTGACGAATATTGGGATGATAAATCGGTATTACGAAGTGAAAAAGAAAAATCATTAGTAATTACAATTTGTGGCGGTACAAGTTTTAAAAAAGATATACTTGAGGTGCAGTATAATCTAACATTAGCTGGACACGTGGTATTATCATTACCTTTCTTTGATCATGCAGATAATCTAGATATGTCAGACTTTCAAATAGCTATGCTTGTTGATTTACATCTTCAAAAAATAGATATGTCTGATTTTATCTATGTAGTTAACAAAAATAAGTATATAGGTGATGGTACTGCTAGCGAGATTCTTTATGCTAAAAAGCTAGGTAAAGGTATTATCTACATGGAACCTTAATTAACTCGCAAAAAATACAAGGACTATAATGAAGATAATAAAAATTGAAAGGATGATCATCATGAAAGAAAAAAGCATGTTTGGTAAATTTGTAGGAGATAATAAATCAACAATCATCAAAGGAACTTTAATAGTTGCTGGTGTGGTAGCAGGAATAGCGGTAATAGTAACCCTGAGAAACAACAGTAAAGAACAGCTCCTTGAATTGGTTGAAGATTTAAATCCGGAAGAATTAACAGATGGCTTGAAAACCATAAGTGATGTAGTAAATCCATAATTGAAACTATCAATCAGAAAGATGTTTAAAGAAATTTAAGCATCTTCTCTTTTTAAGTTGAAAGGTGGTAATCCTAATGATTGAATTGATTAAAAGGTTTATTAAGTATTTTAAATTCCTATTTCATCCTGTTGTGGTTTTCTTGAGACCCAAATCTAGGCAAGTTAAAAGAGCAGAGGCCAGACAAAAAATAAAGGAAGCAAATTATTCACATCGTTGCTATTGCAAAAATATGTATTCACTGTAGTAACCATTAACCAAGAAAGATGTTTAAAGAGATTTAAGCATCTTCTCTTTTTTACAAAAAAGGGGAGATTATAATGTTAAAATCTGTATTATCATTGTTTAAAAGTATTCTCTACAAAGTTCTATTTAACAAGCCAACTTTTGTTTTAACATCTACGTATGTTGATAAAACTAAAGACGAACTTTATAAACTTGCTTTTACTGATAAATTAACTGGTGTATACAATAGAAATATGTTGGAAGAATTCCGTAATAAATATGATAATATGGATATGTATGTTTCTATTATTGATATTAACGGATTAAAGCAAATTAATGATTTAGAAGGTCATCAGGCTGGTGATATACTGATAAGAGACATTGCTGACACGTTACAATTAACTTCGGAATTAGTATTTAGATTAGGAGGAGATGAATTCTTAGTGTTCAGTGTATCACCGATATTTCACATATTTTCAGAAGCTGCAATAGGAACTACACATAAAACAGCAAACGAAACTATTGGCTTTGCTATGTTTGAGGCTGATATTTTAATGTATAAAGATAAACAATTAAAGAAATTAAAACAAAAATTAAAAAATAAAAGGTTAGGTTAATCATGAGAATAGCAGGAACATTAAATTGCTCATTTATTAATGGTTATGGAACTCGCTATGTCATATTTTGTCAGGGATGTAGACATCATTGTGACGGGTGTCAGAATCCAGACTCATGGAATTTTAATGGTGGTAAAGAGATATCAACACAGGAACTTCTAGACGACATAAAAAAATATACTTACTTAGATGGTATAACTCTATCCGGAGGTGATCCTTTCTTTCAGCAAGATAAGTGTATAGAACTTTTAAAACTTCTACCTAAACATTTAAATGTATGGATTTATACAGGTTTTAAATATAAAGATATAAAACATACAGAATTAGCTAATATGGTTGATTATATTGTTGATGGTAAATTTGAAATTAATAATATAATAACTGGTAAAATGTATGGTAGTAGCAACCAACAAATAATAAAAATAGAGAAAGGATTGATATGAACACAATATATTTTATATATATTAAATGGTATACTATCCCAAAAAGATTGTTTATCAATCATGATTCACAAACTGAATGGATTTTAGCATATGATACAACTTTTAACAAGTAAATTATATATTGGAGGTTTCTATGAATATAAGAAACATTAAGTTGATAGAAGATTACATCGATAGAAGCAGTTGGAATGTTAAAGAAAACAGCACTGTCAACTATTCTATAGGTGGACTCATAATCTCAAATTCTGGAGAGATAACTAAAGAATTCTGGCTCTCTAAAGTATATGATAAAGAAATTGCCGACGCTCATAAAAAGGCTGATATTCATTTGCACGATTTATCAATGTTAACTGGATATTGTGCTGGATGGAGTTTGATGCAAATTATTCAAGAAGGCGTAGGCGGAGTAGATTGTAAAATATCATCCGCACCTGCTAAACATCTTTTTACTTTGTGTAATCAGATGGTTAACTTTATTGGAATAATGCAAAATGAATGGGCTGGAGCACAAGCATTCTCTTCTTTTGATACATATTTGGCGCCTTTTGTTAAGGTTGATAATATGTCTTATAAAGATGTAAAACAATGCATACAATCGTTCATATTTGGAATAAATACTCCATCTCGTTGGGGAACTCAATCGCCTTTCTGTAATATAACATTAGATTGGGTTGTACCAAAAGATTTATCTGAACTTCCTGCTATGGTTGGTGGATTCCAAATGGACTTCAAATATAAAGATTGTCAGCAAGAAATGAACTTGGTTAATAAAGCCTTCCTTGAAATTATGTTAGAGGGCGATGCTAATGGACGAGGATTTCAATATCCTATACCAACATATTCCATCACAAAAGAATTTGATTGGTCTGACACTGAAAATAACGGTCTTCTCTTTGAAATGACTGCTAAATATGGAACGCCATATTTTTCTAACTATATCAACTCAGATATGGACCCAAGTGATGTTCGTTCGATGTGCTGTAGATTAAGATTAGACCTTAGAGAATTGCGTAAAAAATCTGGTGGCTTCTTTGGCTCTGGTGAATCAACTGGTTCAGTTGGTGTTGTAACTGTGAATATTCCAAGAATTGCATATCTGGCTAAAGACGAAAAAGACTTCTATGGACGACTCGATGTATTACTTGATATTTCCGCCAGGTCTCTTAAACTCAAAAGAGAGTATATCACTAAACTTTTGAATATTGGATTATATCCATACACAAAAAGATATCTTGGCTCTTTTGACCATCATTTCTCGACAATAGGTGTTGTTGGGATAAATGAAGCATGTTTGAATGCTAATTGGATTGGTAAGACATTACACAATGCGGTTAGTCAAGACTTTGCTAAGGATATACTAAATCACATTCGTTTGAGATTAAGTGATTACCAGGAACAATATGGTGACTTGTATAATCTAGAAGCTACCCCTGCCGAATCTACTGCTTATCGATTTGCCAAAAAAGACAAGACATTATACCCAGATATTGTGACTGATAATATATTCAATGCTAGAGAAGAAATTACGCCGTATTATACCAACTCTAGTAATCTTCCAGTTGGATATACAGACAACATGTTTGATGCTCTTGAAATACAAGACGACCTTCAAATCCTGTATACTTCAGGAACTGTATTTCATGGTTTTGTTGGTGAGAAACTTCCTGATTGGCAAACTGCAGCAGGTATAGTAAAAAAGGTAGCTGAGAATTATAAACTACCATATTTTACGTTATCACCTACATATTCTATTTGCTCTTCGCACGGATACTTAAATGGAGAAGTAGATGTGTGTCCTACATGTGGTAGAAAAACAGAAATATTCAGCCGTATTACAGGTTACTATCGCCCAGTACAAAATTGGAATGATGGTAAACAACAAGAATTCAAAGACAGAAAAACTTATAAAATATAAATTAGAAAGGAACATATTTATGTCATATCAACAAGGTTGTATTCTTTTAATAATAAGTATATTGTTTGGTTTTTATGTTCGTCTCATAAATAACTCGCGCCAATAACTTGTCCTATAATGAAAATAAAATCGAAAGGATGATTATTATGGATAAGATAAAAACAGGAACAATGGCAGTAAAGCTAATTGGAGGACTAGTAATTTCAGTAGGAATTGGAGCAGTAACAGTAAACTTAATCAAAACAACAACACCAGTAGACGCAAAGACATTAAATAAAGTATGCGTAGCTGTAGGAAGTTTTTTTGTGGCGGGTTTAGCTGCTAATGCAGCCAAGAACGAATTTGGAAATACTATAGACAGAATAGCTAAAGTGTTAAGTGTGTTTACAGAAGATAATGATGAACTTTCAGATGAAACAAAAGAAAAAATCAAAGAAGATTTAAAAGATAGTGGATTAGAAATGGTATATAAAGAAGAGGCTTAGGTCTCTTTCTTTTTCACCGTAAAGTTGAAAGGAGAAATCACCATGTTTATTAGTATTATTAATTTAGTTCTTATTTGTCTTATATCAACATTTATTGGTATATATGTTACTCGTAAAATAATAACATGTCAAATGAAGAAAATGCTTGATGTTGTTGTAAAAACTTCCGATAATAACTATGACATAATGTTTGCTGAGCGAGCAGATGCCGAAAAAGTTATAGACTCAATGCAAAATTGTTTATTAGAGTATGGTGTAGTAACATTAGCTGATTTATCAGATATGGTTGGTACCTCAACTAAATTTGAATATCATAAATATGGATGGACTAATATTTTACATATAAGAATAACACATCATAAAGAAGGTTATTTACTTCGGGTAGGTCAACCAAACTGGTTTAAATAATGTTTTAACAGTTGATTGAATAAATGTAAAACAAATGTGTATATTTCAGGGCTTAAATCTTAAACATCATAAATTGAAAGGAGAAATCACCATGGATGCAAATATTAGTTGTAAATGTAAGGATTGTAAACAAGCATTCACTACTACTTCTAAAGAGGCGAATTGGCTTTTTAATAAAGGTTTAGAACTATACAAAAGATGCGCTTCTTGTAGGTTGTCAAGAAAAGAAAAAGACTCTAAAAAGAAGGGGGAATAATTGTGGGAGACAGCGAGAAAGAAATAATCAGAACTAATAATTTCCCTTCTAATTCTAGGACATCTAGAAGAGAATCCACGCAATCAAAAGTGGAAGACAAAAAAGTTGAGAAAATTATAACCGGTGTTGTTAAGAAACAAAAAAGAGGTTTTGGTAAAAGATTGGCTGAGACCTTTCTAGGCGACGATACACAAAGTGTTGGTAGTTATATTTTTCATGATGTGCTCGTTCCGGCTGCAAAAGCATTAATAAATGATATGATTGGTGGCGGACTTGAAATGCTTTTATATGGGACTCAACGTGGTCGAAATTCTTCTAGACGAGGTGGAATGAGTAATAGTCGTACTAGTTATGGAGATTACTATGATTCCAGAGATAGAAAAGATAGAGACCGTGGTGGAAGAGAAATGACACGGAGCGGAAGAGCTAAACATGACTTTGATGAGATTATACTTGAAAACAGGGGCGAAGCTGAAGAGGTATTAGCTCATCTTGTAGATTTAACCATTGATTATCAACAAGCAACTGTTGCTGATTTGTATGAGTTAGTGGGAATTAACAGCGACTTCACGGACAATAAGTACGGATGGACTGATTTGCGTAGCGCCAGCGTACAGAGAGTAAGGTCTGGATATTTACTGAATCTACCTAAGACTCAATTATTAGATTAGTATATTTAATATACAAAAGATAACAATTTTAATTTAAGGAGGAATATATAATGGAACGAACTAAAACATGTGATGTCTGTGGATGTGTATTTACTACAGATTTATGCCCAGAGTGTAATCGCGAACAGAATATAAGATTTCCAAAAAATGATAGTAAAATAGATACAGAGATGGTAGCAAAATTGATGACTATTAATATATTAAACAAAATTAATGCGAAAATATCTGTAACTAAAAGAAAAATAATATCAAAAGATATACAAACAATACTTGACGCCGTGATTGAACAGAGTTAACATAAGTAAGATAAATTGACAATAATTGATATAGTTATTATATTCAGGTTGATAATTTTAGGAGGAATAAATAATGAATATTGTTAAAGCATCTATTGAACTGATGAATCCTGACCTTAATGGTATGGATGTACTTAAAGCCATTGAGAAGGCTGGTCGCATATGTTACAAATCTGAGGATAAAATAACAAATGATTCAGCTCTTAAATTTGTTAAGACATTAATAGATAGAGGTCATGAAGCCATGATCGAACATGCACCTAGCATATCAATTAAATTCATTTGTGACCGTGGTGTATCACATGAAATTGTTAGACATCGTCTTTTCAGTTTCGCACAGGAATCTACAAGATATTGCAACTATGGAAAACAAGATGAGATATCTGTTATTGAGCCGTTGTTCTGGAATATTAGAACCGATCAAATGTATTACACTTGGCTTAGTGCTATGAATGATGCAGAAAAATCATATTTAGCCTTACTTAAAGCTGGTGCTTCACCTCAAGAAGCCAGGTCTGTTCTTCCTAATAGTCTTAAAACTGAGATTATCGTTACTGGTAATGTTCGTGAATGGAGACATTTCTTTAAATTAAGAACTGCTCAAACAGCACATCCTCAAATGAGAGAAGTTGCAGATATGGCTTTATCTCTTCTTAGAAGTATTATACCCATAGTTTTTGATGATATTTAATATCTAAATTAAAAAGAATGGAGTGTTTAATATGAGTAATGGTAAAGTATGTATAGTGAGTAAAGATTTTGCTTATATACAAACAATCGAAGGTACCATATTTGATTTTAACATCAAAGATTATCCTAAATTAAGAAACGGTAATAATGTTGAATTTGATATTGAGCCGAGAATGTTTACTTTTGATACTGCTATTAATATTAAACGCTCTAGCTTTTGGAAGAGGTTATTATGCCTAAAATAATACATAATTGGGAAGAATTATCTGAGTGCGAATCAGAAACACATATCCTTGAAATCAAAGATGGATGTGGTTGGATTCATCCTAAAAATGATTTGGAATTTAAAAATTGGAATGGACATCACTATTTGTCTACTCACACTTTTTATGGTAAAACTTATGAAGAGTCAACGAAAATATTACAATCTTGTGGTTTTGACATCATAATAGATGATTGGGATAAATAAAAAGGAGATGAATTATTATGAATATTTTAAACGTATTGGGTATGGGTATTAAAATTGAGCAGACACATTATACTCCAAAATATCCAAACCCAGCAGTTTTTGTTTTATGCTTCTACAAAGATGGACATATGTACCAAAAGGTAATAGAAAGAAAATATATTCTGTCTCCTAATGGTGAGGCATTAAATACTATATTTGAAGAAGAGGTAATGTGTCAGGATGTTATAAATTATTTTAACACTCTTGACACTACAACACCTACTGAAATCGGACAGCGAGTAATACATAAAGAAAAAAATATGATTGGTGATGTTATATACATATACAACTCACCGACATCTGGTGAAGAAATAGTAGTAATTCAGGAAGTTGGTGGAGATGATACGTACGATGCTCCTAAAAGATTATGGCAAACTTGCCCAACAAATGGATTAAAAGCTGATGAGTTGGGTAGACCCACTTCTTATTTAGATGGTAAACCTTTAGAAGAATATTTTCTGAACAAACAACCACTGGACGATAAATTAGCTAATGCTATAATCAAATCACAGGAAAAATGGTTGAAAGAAAAATTTGGTGAATTTACTACAAAAGAATTTTTAGAGAGCCAGAAAAATAAAGCTTAAGGAGTGCATATATAATGAAAATGGGTAGTGCGGTTATCTTTACTAATTCAAATGAGAAAATAGAATCTTTTAAAGAATACGCATTTCAACCAGCAGTTGTACTTCGAATACATCCTTTTGTTTATAAGGACCAACGATTAATCACTATTAAACTTAGAGATTTTGATGTGGAAATAACTGTGAATAAAATTGATTTATATGAGATTTAGGGAGGTGTAATGTGTCTTATTTTAAAGATTTAGAACCAGCATTGATGGATACAGTAAAAAACAAAAATAATGAAACAACTGGTGTTGTTATTACTAAATTTCCATCTCCAAAACCTGAAGACTTTGGAGAGATACTTCTTGATGTACGTGGCGACGATAATACCATATATTATAGTACGCCTGCTAAGCATTGGGAAGTAACAGCTTTGAATGATGAATAAAAAAAGGAGGCATATAATATGACTAATAAAATTGAAATGTTAATAAATGATGTAATTGATTTGGATAAACAAATTGATAGTCTAGAAACCGAGTTATCAAATGTGGGTGAAACAAATGCACCCGAAACAAAAACAAAACTTCGACATAATATAAAAGATTTAGGAAATAGACTTTTCAGAAAGTGTGAATTGTTAAAATCAATTAGTACTATAATAAACTCGCAGAAATAACATGGTGTTTAATGAAGAGTATGGATTCCCATGTGCAGACAGGAATCAAGATTAGTAAAATAATCAACACTCTTCTTTTTTCACCAACATTAACCGTATTTTGAGAGGAGAATATTATTATGAATTTCGAAAAAGTTACGAACGGTCTTGCTAAATTAAAGGGTACTAGTGGACTAGCCTTGCAAAAAAATAGTCCTGAGTTATTATTGGGAGTTGGTGTAATCGGCATAATTACATCAACCGTGTTAGCTTGTCAAGCAACTCTAAAGATTGAGTATGTTTTAGACGAACATAAAGATAAGATTGATAAAGTTCATGAGGGCTGGGATATGGTATTAGACGGAACCATATCTAGAGATGAGTACACTGAAAACGACAAAAGAAAAGATTTGGCGGTAACATATCTTCAAACTGGCGCAGAACTACTAAAATTGTATGGCCTTCCTATCGCTATAGGAGCCGCGTCTATCGCCTGTATAATTGGTGGGCATAATATCATGAAGAAAAGAAATTTGGCTCTTGTAGCAGCCTTTAAAGCGGTTGAAGAGGGCTTTGCAGCATATCGTAAGAGAGTTGTTGAGGAACATGGAGAACAAGCTGACTACATGTATAAAAATGGTCTAAGAGCTAATGAAATAACTCAAGCCGCCTACACAGATACTGATGGTGTTAAGCATAAAGCTGAAAAGAAAACTATCGTGGAACAAGACCCTAATGGCCTCAGCACATATGCTAGATTCTTTGATCAGATGTGTTCTCAGTGGACTAAAACCGCAGAATATAATCTCATGTTCTTAAAAGCTCAGCAGAACTACTTCAATGACATGTTAAGAGCAAGAGGTCATGTATTCCTAAATGAAGTATATGATTCTCTCGGAATTCCTAGGTCTCAAGCTGGAGCAGTTGTTGGTTGGGTTCTAGGCGCTGGTGATGACTTCATCGACTTCGGAATATTTGATGGCGACAGACCAAGAGCTAGAGATTTCGTAAATGGTCATGAAAATAGTATCCTACTTGACTTTAATGTCGACGGAGTTATCTACGATCTTTTCACAGTACAAAAGGTCTAAACTTTGTAGGTAGTGGAAGTTTCTACAGAGACATCTTTGATTATCCTGATTTGTATTTATTTGATAATGGTATAATGAGTACAGATCAGGATGGATGTTTCTTAGACCTTTATTCCACATTATCCGAAATAGGAGGACTAGAAATATGATTAATCTAGAGGAGGGCATAGAAATGGGATATGATAGTATATTGTATATCTTTTACGATACAGAAAAAAACATATTTTATGAAGATTTTTATAATGAGATATACAATATATTTGATTTCCTAACTACCAATGATATTTTCTTATTTAGAAGAGATCCTGGAAACTGTGTATTTCCTCATAGATATGACAGAAAAATATTATGTGAGATATTAGTAGATTATTATGATGAATAGAAAGAGGTGATTATTTTGAGAATAACATTAGATAAGTGCTGTTATGCTGACGTGTCCATGATCATTATAGATACAGAAAAACATGATGACGCTGCTAATATGTTTAATTTTGCTTCAGCTGTGAAAGAATCCAAAGAACCATTTATGTTTATTGAAAATAATATTCGGATTAAAGTAACAGACGTCTTATTTGAAACTTATGATCAACAAATAGAGGACAGACTTAATTTAAGATTTAAAGTAACCATAAAAGGTATATTTATACTAAAAGTGAGGTGATTATTTTGATAACATCAGATAGTAAATATCTTGAACTTCAGTTAAGATCTAAGAAATTAGAACTTGCTGAGGTTCAAGTTCAACATCGGATAGCAATTGCGACATACGCTACGAAAGTAGACATGTTACAAGCACAAATAGATTCAATTGAAAAACAGTTAAACAATCCTAAAGTATAAGTTAAAAGGAGTGATTACTGTGATATATAATATTCCTTTGTATTATGACAAAATAAACAATATATTTATTGACACAGATGGAATAATATTATTTGATATATTCACAGCAATTACTCCTAATGACTTATATCTATTCAAAAAAAATAAAACTAACATAAAAATTCAACATAAAAAATATGACAATATAACTTATGAATTAAAATGGACGTATGATATTTTACCAACAATAGATGTGGATAATACAATGTATGAGAAAAAGGAGTGATTATTATAAGGTATCATTCTATGTATACGCAACCATTTGATATACCTCCGGAATATAACGGTGATTCAATCGGTATGTATTATGATAGAGATAACAATATCTTTGTTGACGAAGATGGTTTTCCTATTTATGAGATATTTACAATGATTACCCCAAATGATTTATACTTGTTTAAAAAGAAAAAATGTTACATGATAGTAAATCATAAAACATTAAAAAATGTTGTCTGTGAATTATACTGGTTGGATGATGACTCTGATTATGAAACTATGGATATTAACGACGATGGAGAACGAGCCGACAGATATGAAAAAGGTAAATGGCGAATGTGTTTTGATTAAAGGAGGTATTTGTTATGAACTTTAAAACATTTAAAGAAGCTTTAGATTTTCTTGAAAAACTAGATAAAGATATACATAATGTTAAAGATGCCATTACAAAATTAGATACTCCTGAAAGTGTAGCAACACAGTTATTACTAAAATCACTAGAAACCCTAGAACGTCAAAGAAATAAGTTATTAAATGGTTCTAGAGTAGAAGAAATAGATATTGGAAGATAGTTGAGGTGTTAATATGGTAGATGGTGATGATGCACGTGTTATCATGTATAACGACACCAATGCTGCTGAAGCTATGCATTTCTTTAATACTTTAGAAAATATGAGAAAAGAAAAATTATTTATTCCTATTACGATGAGTGGTGCTTATATAGACGAGGTACCAGATGAAATATGTAACTTTGTATTGGAAATAGAAGAAGTTGTTATTGAATTGGATGGTTTAAATACTAATAAAATAACATACAAAGTAGTAGCAAAGGGTATTTTACTTGAACTAAGGGTTTGGGATATTGTACATTAATATTTAATTCGAAAGGGGAATATCGATTGATAATGAGGAGACACTTAATCATCAGAAATATATGTCAGAAGATGAATTTAAACAATATATTATGTCTATGCTGACTGAAAAAATGATAAGTCTAATTACTGAAAGTTCGATATCATTATTAACTAAAACACCAAGACACGATAAAGATGCAACTGATTATGAATTATCATTCGTCGTGATGAATCCAGATAAATTTAAAGAGATCGTACATGTTTTATCAAGAAAAGATTATAAAATTATTGATATTAATGGAGAAGTCATTTCTTTAAAAGATTTAATATTGTAAGTCTGAGAGGAGATGATTAAATGAGTAATTCATTAGAATTTCAAGAAGGCATGGTAGCGTCTTGTGTAATATACCAAGGTAAAAACAAGATTGAAGCTGATGCCGCAATGCGATTCTTAGAAGCATCCAAAAATGCTGAAAACACTATACCAGTAAGAGGTAGTAGTTTAAGTATGATAATAATGGAATTTAAATTAACAGTTATCGAGTCACAAAATCCAGATGAAAAAGATGACTATAAAGTCACTTTATTAGGAAAAATGATAAAGAAGTAGATTCTGATTAAAATAAGAGGAGGATAATAAAGATGAATAATTTTGATACTAGAGGAACTATGCTTATAAATGCTATAATATTTTCATTGGGAGTAACTATAGGATTCTTTGTAGGTAAGAAGAAATATGAGGAATTCTATGAAAACCTTTTACAAGAGGAGATAGATAGTGTTCGAAATGTGGCTTATCAAACTGGTTATGCAAGTGCCATGAAAAGTTATAATGAGGATTTGGCCGAGATACAAATGATATCAGAAAATACTCGAGGAAAGAGAGCGACGAATGGTGCTTTAGATGTTGATAACGGGATGACTGATGAAGAATATGGTGAATCTCAAGTAGAACGGACGAATAATAATCCACTTGTTCGTTCATCTCTAGATGCTAATCCGTATGAGCAGGCAAAAAAAATGTATAATTTAACAAGTAAAAAGCCTGCCCTAGAACCAGATAAAATTTCCTATAATGAGGAAGATGAAGGTCCAGAGACAGATGATGCTGGTGAAACTGAAGAAAGTATGATAGCCAGAAACGTCTTTAATAATCCTGAGCCGTACGTAATAGACTACTTAGAATTTACTGAGGGTGGAGACCATAACGATAAAGAGACTGTTTATTATCATACCGTTGATAATAAGATGTCTGATGAAACTGAGTCATTAATAGAGGACCCAGATATAGTATTTGGGTATAATGCCTTAACTCAAATAGCCGCTAATCCTAATGAAGCCTTATACGTACGTAATGAATTCAATTCTGTAGACTACGAAATCATTGCTGTTATTGGTTCATTTGCTGATTTAGCACCTGTACAAATAAAAGCGAATCTTAGCCCTCGTGAAAGATATGCTAAGCGTAAAGGCAATAAACCAGATGCTTGATTATCTAGGATTCCTTTGTAATTTAGTGGATAATTCAAAGGAATATAGTATATTATTAAGCAGTTTGCACGATATAAAATTTTATTCACTTGTTCCGAATGATGATAATAGAATTGAAGATGGTAAACAATGGCGACAAAAATTTGAAGAGGAGGTTGGGTACAACCCTGCCTTTTCTTTATCTCACCTAGATGAGGATTGTTGTTCAGTTCTTGAAATGTTAATAGGATTATCATATAGACTTGAGTTTGAGACTATAGATAGCTCTTGGGAAAAGACGCCAAGTGAGTGGATTTTTATATTATTAGATAACTTATCACTATCGCCATATGATGATATATTTATGCGACCTAACAGAAGTATAGATAATTTAATATACGATAAAATAGAAGTGCTAGTCTACAGACGATATGAAAAGAATGGATATGGTGGATTATTTCCATTGAAGAATCCGAGAAAAGACCAACGAAAAGTTGAGATTTGGTATCAAATGAGTGCTTATATGCTGGAAAATTATCCAATATAATGTTACACTTTCTGTTACACTTTTATTTTCGAGTTTTTTGTGTTTTTGTATAATTATGATATTTTAGTGCTTTTTTGTTAAAAAATGTCTATTTTAGTGCTTTTTTGTTACATTGTTACACTTTTTTTCTTACCTTTACACGTGAGAAAAAAGTATATATATAATATAGTTTAAAATAAAAGTGTAACAGTAACAAAATAGTAGAAAGGAGACAACATGTGGATTTCTATAAGATAGTAGAGCGTACAAGTAAAAATAAAGTTTTAGAAATATTTCCTGACTTTAGAGTATGTCGTTCTAAAGATTTAATGATTCGTGGAAAATCATTCTATGCTGTATGGGATGATGATAAACAGTTATGGTCTAATGATGAATATGATGTACAAACTTTAGTGGATATGGAATTAAAAGAATACACAAAAGAAAAAGAAAAACATTATGACGGAAAAATAGATACTAAATATATGATGAGCTCATCATCAAACATGTGGAAGAATTATAAACTATTTATGAAAGAATTATCAGATAATGCAACTACTCTAGATACAAAGATAGTTTTCTCCAATACAGATATAAAAAGGACTGATTATGTTAGTAGAAAATTATCATATCCTCTAGAGTCCGGACCAATATCTGCATATGAAGAATTAATGAGTACATTATACATTCCAGAAGAAAGAGCTAAGTTAGAATGGGCTATTGGTTCAATAATATCTGGTGATTCTAAGTTCATACAAAAATTTATAGTGATATATGGTGACTCTGGTGCTGGTAAATCTACATTTCTAAATATATTACAAAAGTTATTTGAAGGATATTATGGAATGTTTGTAGCTAAAACATTAACTAGTAATACATCATTTGCTACGGAAGCATTTAAGACTAATCCTTTAATAGCCATAGAACACGATGGTGATTTATCAAGGATAGAAGATAATACAAAATTAAACTCAATAGTTTCTCATGAAGAAATAATAATAACTGAGAAATATAAACCATCATATAGTGCGAGATCACATGCTATGTTATTTATTGGAACTAATAAACCAATACATATAACAGATGCTAAGTCTGGTATTATTAGACGACTAATAGATGTTAGACCCAGTGGAAAACTTTTATTACCAGAAAGATATGATATACTAGTAAATAAAATAAATTTTGAATTAGGTGCAATAGCCCATCATTGTTTAACTGTATATCAATCTATGGGTAGTAAATATTATTCTAATTATAAGCCAATAGACATGATGATGCAAACAGATATATTCTTCAATTTTGTAGAAGATAGTTATGAGGTTTTTAAATCACAAGAATGGACCACATTATCACAGGCATATTCTATGTATAAAATATATTGTGATGAAGCATTAATAACTTATAAACTGCAAAAGCATAAGTTTAGAGAAGAGTTAAAATCATACTTCTTTGAATTTTATGACGTAACTAGAATAGACGATAAGCAAGTAAGAAGTGTATATAAAGATTTTATAGGTAAAGCTTTACATGATAAAACTTATAAAAAATCTGAAATAATTAAAAAAGCTTCTTTTGTTCTAGAAGAAACTAATTCTATAATTGATGAAATATTATCTGAATGTCAAGCACAATATGCTACAGAAGAAGAGATACCTAAAAATAAATGGGAGAAAGTAAAAATTAAACTAAAAAGTATTGATACTAAAAAGATTCATTATGTTAGACCACCAGAAAATCACATAGTAATAGATTTTGACTTAAAAGATTCTTCTGGTAAAAAATCAGTTGAATTAAATATTGAAGAAGCTAGCAAATGGCCACTAACTTATGCTGAATTTAGTAAGAGTGGTGGTGGCATACACCTTCATTATATTTATGATGGTGATGTACAAAGATTAAGTAGAGTATATTCAGAAGGGATTGAAGTAAAAATATTTACCGGGCAAGCCTCGTTGAGAAGAAAATTATCTAAGTGCAACAACTCACCAGTTGCAACTATCAATAGTGGGCTACCCTTGAAAGGAGATAGTAAATTGATAAATTTTAATGCTGTTCAAAGTGAAAAAGGTTTAAGAGATTTAATTGCTCGAAATCTTCACAAAGAAATACACCCAGGAACAAAACCATCTATAGACTTTATTCAAAAGATATTAGAGGATGCTTATAAATCAGGTATAAAATATGATGTGACTGATATGCGTCCGAAGATTTTAGCATTTGCTAATAACTCAAGTAATCAATCAGACTATTGTATTAAGTTAATTAGTAAAATGCAGTTTGCTTCTGAAGAAATAAGCAATTCGACAGAAGAATATATTAATGATGATTTAATATTTTTTGATGTTGAAGTATTTCCTAATCTATTTATAATTGTTTGGAAAAAGAAAGGCGGTAATAAAGTTAAAATGATTAACCCTTCTTCGAAAGATGTTGAAGCGTTAATGAAATTTAAATTAATAGGATTTAATTGTCGGAGATATGATAATCACATATTATATGCCAGATATATTGGATATTCGAATGAGCAATTATATTTACTATCTCAAAAGATTATTGGCGATAGTAAAAATTGTTTATTTGGTGAAGCATATAATATATCTTATACAGATGCTTATGATTATCTAAGTGCTGGTAATAAAATGAGTCTTAAAAAGTGGGAGATTAAACTGGGTATTCATCATCAAGAATTAGGTTTACCATGGGACCAAGAAGTACCCGAACATATGTGGGACTTAGTTGCAGATTATTGTGGTAATGATGTTGATGCTACAGAAGCTGTATTTAATTATACAGCAGGTGATTGGGCAGCTAGACAAATTCTTGCTGCATTAAGTGGATTAACAGTTAACGATACAACTAACACTCACTCAACTAGAATTGTATTTGGTAAGGATAGAAAGACCCAAGATAAATTAGTGTATACAGATTTAAGTATTATGTTTCCAGGATATAAATTTGAGAATGGTAAAAGTACTTATCGAGGCATAGAAGTTGGAGAGGGTGGATATGTAGAATCAATTCCTGGAATGTATTCTAATGTAGTTGTTATTGATGTAGCATCTATGCACCCAACCAGTATAGAGGAATTAAATCTATTTGGCCCATATACAAAAAATTATTCCGATTTAAAGAAAGGTAGGATAGCAATTAAACATAAAGACTTTGATACATTAAAAGTTCTACTTGATGGTAAAATATGGCCATTTATTGAAAATGCACTCAGTGATAAACCTTTGTTTACTTTAAAGGATGTGTCTAATGGATTAAAGACTGCTCTTAATTCAGCTTATGGTTTAACATCAGCTTCTTTTGAAAATCCATTTAGAGACCCTAGAAATAAAGACAACATAGTTGCAAAACGTGGTGCATTATTTATGATAGACTTAAAATATGCAGTTGAAGAGAAAGGTTATGCAGCTATTCACATCAAAACAGATTCTATTAAATTAGCCATTCCAGATGCTGACCCAGATATTATAGACTTTATATTTGCTTTTGGTAAAAAATATGGTTATGAATTTGAATTGGAAGACACATATTCTAGATTCTGTCTTGTTAACGATGCAGTATATATTGCACGGGTTAAAGGTTGGGAAGAATCTAAATCAAAAGATTTAATAGAATCAAGAGGTTGGACTGCTACTGGAACACAATTTGCTCAGCCTTATGTATTTAAAACATTGTTCTCTAAAGAAGAATTATGTTTTGAAGATATGCGTGAAACTAAATCTGTGAGTCAAGGCGCTTTATATATTGACATGGATGAAACTATAGAGGGACAACATGAATATCATTTCGTCGGAAAAGTTGGAGCATTTTGTCCTATTAAAGTTGGTTGTGGTGGCGGAACATTATATCGCATGAAAGATGATAAATATTATTCTGCTACTGGAACTAAAGGATTTAAATGGTTAGAAGCAGAAATGGTAAAATCATTAGATAGAAATTCTGATATAGATTTATCGTATTATGAAACATTAGTTGATAGTGCAGTCGAAGATATTTCTAAATATGGTGATTTTGATTGGTTTGTATCTGATGACCCAGAAAGAATGCAACAAGAATTAGCGCCAATAGGTTTTGATGATATTCCACCTTGGTTACCGGAATGTCCTAAAAAGACTGATTGTGTTAACTGCATCAATTGGACAACAGATAGTACAGGACCAAATTCATGTAAATTAGGCTACGATTGTATGCCATTTTGAAAGGGGAATAACTAAATGATTAAAAGTAATATATCTATCGCTAATGCTGATATAGGTTTCCGTAATTTTAGTGGTAAGTTAGGTAGATTCAATCCAGAAGGACAACGAAATTTTTGTGTATTTCTTGATGATAATTTGTCAGCCAAGTTAGAAGATGATGGCTGGAATGTTAGGTGGCTAACTCCAAAAGATGATGGTGCCCCGAAACAAGGATATCTTCAAGTAAAAGTAGCTTATGATAATACACCGCCAAAAATATTAATAATCTCAAGTAAAGGAAAAACATTAATGGACGAAGAATCAGTTTCCATTATTGATTGGGCTGATATAGCTAAAATAGATCTAGTTATTTGTCCATATAACTGGACAATGCATAAAGGCACTCCAAATGAAAAAAGCGGCGTTAAAGCATATGTTAAAGCCATGTATATAACAATAGCAGAAGATGAATTTGAAAAACAATATTATGACGCCCCAGATAGTGCTGTTGATTCTATTGGTGGTTGTGGCAATTGTGAAGCATGTGATGGTAGTTGTAAACATCATGATTAATTAAAAAAATAAAGCTGTGCTATCGGCTAGACGGGCATATATTTTAAGGAGGATTGTTCTATGGCTGTACAACTATATCCATATCAAAAAGATGCTATAGAAAAACTTCGAAATGGAAATATTTTAGTTGGTGGTGTTGGTTCGGGCAAATCATTAACTTCGCTTGCATATTATTTAAAAGAATGTGGTGGCGATTTTAATAACAATAAATTACAAATGAAGAAACCAAAAGATTTATATATTATAACAACAGCAAGAAAAAGAGATACTTTAGAATGGGAAAAAGAATGTAGTTTATTTAAGTTTTCTATTAAAGTTACTGTTGATTCTTGGAATAATATAAGAAAATATGTTAATGTTAAAAATGCATTTTTCATACTAGATGAACAGCGAGTTATAGGAAATGGTACATGGGTAAAATCTTTTATTAAAGTAACTAAAAATAATAACTGGATTTTATTAAGTGCAACTCCAGGTGATACATGGTCTGATTACATTCCAGTATTTGTAGCCAACGGATATTATAAGAACCGTACCGAATTTATTCGTAGACATGTAGTATTTAATAATTTTTCAAAATTTCCAAAGATAGATCACTATATAGAGATTAATAGATTAGTCCGTCTTAGAGATGAAATTATAATTAATATGCATTATAATAAGCGAACAATATCTAATGATAAATTGATTAAAGTTGGTTTTGATAGAGAAATATTTAATACAGTTATGATTAAACGTTGGAATGTTTATGAAAAAGAACCAGTTAGAGATGTAGCTCAACTTTGTTATTTAATGCGCAGAGTTGTGAATAGTGATCCAAGAAGAGTTGATACAGTTGCTCAACTTATAAAAAAACATCCTAAAGTTATAGTATTTTATAATTTTAATTATGAGAGAGAATTACTTTTAGAATTAGGTAATAAACTTAAAATATCAACAACAGAATGGAATGGTCATAATCATCAATTAATTCCTGATACTAATGAATGGATGTACATAGTTCAATATGCTGCAGGTGCAGAAGGATGGAATTGTATATTAACAGATACTGTAATTTTCTATTCTCAAAATTATTCATATAAAGCAGTCATTCAAGCAGCTGGTAGAATAGATAGATTAAACTCACCATTTACAAATCTTTATTATTATCATTTATATTCTACATCAGAAATCGATTTAGCTATTAGAAAAGCATTTAATGGTAAAAAGAATTTTAATGAAAAAAGATTTATATCATAATATCAAACTCGCGTGAAAAACATGGCCTATAATAGAGGGGAATAAAAAATGTCCCTTTAATAGGAATTAATTTAAGAATTGGATTCTTATTTTTTTAGAAAGGAGATCATATGACTAGAGAAAATAAATTTCAAGCTGATTTAATTGAAGAGCTTAAAGATATATTTCCTGGATGTATAGTCTTAAAAAATGATTCACAATACGTTCAAGGAATTCCTGACCTTTTAATTTTATATAAAAAACATTGGGCAGCATTAGAATGTAAAAGAAGTCTTAACGAACCATATCAACCAAACCAAGAATATTACATAAATAAAATGGATGATATGTCTTTTGCATCTATGATATGTCCTCAAAATAAAGAGGAGGTTTTATATGAACTTCAACAAGCATTCTCGATTAGACGGATTACACGCGTTTCTAAGTGCAAGTAAATATCATTGGATAAATTATGATGATGAAAAACTTGTTTCTACATTTTCTAAATACTTAGCAGCAGCCAAAGGAACTGAATTACATGAACTTGCTAAACAATGTATAAAACTTGGAGTTAGATTACCAAAAACAAGAAATTCATTTAATATTTATGTTAATGATGCTATAGGTTTTAAAATGCAAACAGAACAACCTCTCTATTTTTCGGATAATTGTTTTGGCACAGCAGATGCTATATCTTTCAAAAAAAACTTTTTAAGAATACATGATTTAAAAACAGGAGAAACACCAGCATCTATAAAACAATTATTGGTTTATAATGCTTTATTCTGTTTAGAGTATAATATTAAACCTATTGAAATTGAAACCGAACTAAGAATATATCAATCGGATGAAGTTTTAATTCATATTCCAGAACCGGAAGAAATATGGAATATTATGATTAAAATTATCGAATTTGATAAAAGGATAGAACAATTAAAGATAGGAGGTTAACTTTTTATGAGTGAGATAAAACATTATGGTATGCCTAGAAAATCTGGAAGGTATCCATGGGGCTCCGGAAAAGACGGTTATGAAAGAGCTATTGATTTTAAAGCTCATATTCAAAAACTTCGTGATGAAGGTTTAAGTAATTTAGAAATAGCGAAAAGAGAAGGCATAACTACAACTGTATTATTAGCTAGAATGTCACTTGTTAAATCAGAAAAAAGAGCAGGAGATAGAACAGAAATTTTAAAACTTAAAGATAAAGGTTATTCTAATATGGAGATTGGCAGAAGAATGGGAATGAATGAATCATCTGTTCGTTCTATACTTAATCCCATATTAGCGGAAAGAGCATCTATTACTAAAGTAACTGCTGGTATACTAAAAGAAAATGTAGATCAAAAAAGATTTATTGATGTTGGAGCAGGTGTTGAAACATATCTTGGCGTAACCCGTACAAAATTAAATAATGCAGTTGCTGAGTTACAAGAACAAGGATATAAAGTACATAGAGTTAACGTTGAACAAGTTGGATTACCTGGACAATTTACAATTATGAAAGTTTTAGGCGCTCCAGATACTAGTTGGTCAGAAGTCGTAAAAGATGTAGGAAAAATAAAAGCAATTAACGCATATTCTAATGATTTTGGAAGAACATTTAATGAGATAGATAAAACTATTCATAGCATTGACTCTAATAGAATTAAAATTAATTTTTCCGAAGATGGTGGAACACAGAAAGATGGCGTTATAGAACTTCGAAGAGGCGTTAAAGATTTGGATTTGGGCGGTTCACAATATGCTCAAGTTCGTATTAGCGTTGATGGTACACACTATTTAAAAGGTATGGCCATTTATAATGATAAAATGCCTATTGGTGTGGATATTATGTTTAACACTAATAAATCTAAAGATGTTGGTAAATTAGGTGCTATGAAAAAACTTAAAACTACTACTGATGAAAATGGTCAAACAAACATCGATTCTGATAGTCCGTTTGGAGCAACCATTAAACGTAAGAGTGGTGCACTTAATATCGTTAATGAAGAAGGCGATTGGAGCTCTTGGTCTAAAAGTATATCATCACAAATCCTATCAAAACAATCAGTACCTTTGGCTAAAAGACAACTTGATTTATCACTAAAATTAAAACAAGAAGAATTTGATGAAATAAATAAATTAACCAATCCAGTTGTAAAAAGACAACTTTTACAAGCATTTGCAGATGATTGTGATAGTTCAGCTGTCCATTTAAAAGCTGCAGCTTTACCTAGACAAGCATCAAAAGTTATATTACCAATTCCAGGTATGAAAGAAAATGAAATATATGCGCCAACATTTAATAATGGTGAACCAGTTGTACTAATTAGACATCCTCATGGTGGAACATTTGAAATACCTCAAGTTATAGTAAATAATAAAAATAAAGATGCAATAGCTGTTATGGGAGGAGCACCAGATGCTATAGGTATGCATCCCAAAGTAGCACAAAAACTTTCTGGAGCAGACTTTGATGGTGATGCCGTAATAGTAATACCTAATAGTAAAGGTTTAATAAAATCTTCAGCATCATTAAAGAATTTACAAGATTTTGATCCTATTACATCATATAAAATACCAGAAGGTTCTAATATTAAACCAATTAAACCACAAACTAAACAGACAAAAATGGGTGAAGCAAGTAATCTCATTACAGATATGACTATTAAAGGTGCTAGTTTAGATGAGATATGTATGGCTGTTAGACATTCTATGGTAGTTATAGATAGTGAGAAGCATAACTTGGATTATAGACAATCTTTTAAAGACCATAAAATTGCTTCATTATCAGCCAAATATCAGAATAGTTCAAGCGGTGGAGCATCAACATTAATATCTAAAGCATCATCACAGGCAAGAGTAGATGCTAGAAAACCTAGAAGTGCTGCAGAAGGTGGACCAATTGATGTTAATACTGGAAAAAAAGTATATAGTAAAACTGGAGAATCTTATGTAGATAAGAATGGTAAAACAATAGTAAGACAAATAAAATCTACAAAAATAGCTGAAACTTCTAATGCTTTTACATTATCATCTGGAAGACCAATAGAAGAAGTTTATGCCGCCTATGCTAATAATTTGAAGTCTTTAGGTAATGCATCTAGAAAGAACGCTGCCGAAACAATACCCACACCATATAATCCATCAGCAAGACTTGCTTATGCTAAAGAAGTAGATGTATTAAATGCTAAGTTGAATAATGCTCTTAAAAATAAACCTTTAGAAAGACAGGCACATGTTATAGCCAATTCCATTATAGATAGAAAGAAACAGGCTAATCCAGGTATGGAGTCTGATGATCTAAAGAAGGTTCGCAATCAAGCATTAGCAGAATCTAGAGTTAGAACAGGAGCAAAGAAAGATCCAATTCCTCTTACTGATAGAGAATGGGAGGCTATACAAGCTGGTGCTATTAGTCCATCTAAATTAACACAGATATTAATGAACACTAACTTAGATAGAATTAAACAACTTGCAACACCTAGAACAACTACTATGATGTCACCTTCTCGTGTTAGTCGTGCTAAAGCAATGCTTGCCTCAGGCTATACTCAATCAGAAGTTGCTGAGTCTTTAGGCATCTCTACATCTGCATTATTTAATGCTTTAAAAACTTAAATCAATATAATAGAATCTTTTAGATAATGTCTAACAAAACTTTAAGATTCTTTTAAATAATTAAAAAGGAGACATGTCTATGACTACCGTGATGTTAACTACAACAGACAATCCTTATGATCCTTTCACTGAGTTTGACAAGTGGAAAACATTTGATGAATCAAAAGGTTATAACTCGTGTGCATACTTAGCAAGGATTGCCAAGACAAGTGATGAATTATCAGAAGAAGATGAACGAATAGCTATTGAAGATGCAATTGATGAGATAATAAAAGAAAACATCTTAGGAATTTACAGAAAAGTTATGACATAGGGAGGGGTCTCGCAATATAAGCCCCCCTCCTTCAT